GTTTCATTCAAGTCAGGGTCAACACATTTAATAGCATCCCCAATGGTTTCATTCAAGTCAGGGTCAACGCATTTAATAGCATCGCCTATAGTTTCAGTCAAGTCAGATTCACCACATTTGACTGCATCTGCTATGGTTTCATTCAGTTCAGATTCACCACATTTAATAGAATCACCAATAGTTTCAGTTAAGTCAGGGTCATCACATTTAATAGAATCACCAATGGTTTCAGTTAACTCAGGGTTATTATCATTCGACGATATGGAAGAAGCACTGGAAATATTATAATTAGTAGAATTAGAAGTAGTGAATCTATTATTTTCATTATCAGTTACAAATAGACCTGTTTCTTGATTGTTTATATCTTTATGAGTCATATTTTTTTGTTCGGGACCAATTTCAAATAGACCCGTTTCTTTTTCTTCTGTAAACACATAGTTTTTATCTACTGTTACACTCATTTATACTATAGACCTATTTTATTATAATATTATAACCTACAAATAGGTTATGATATAATTGATATTCCCTAAATCATATTTATTTTTTGGCCGTTTTTCTACGACTTTTTCTTGATGACTTTGATTTTCTTTTTTTCCTGTATTTTCTACGCTTTGTTCTACCTCCTTTGGGCTTGCCTCCCCCCACATTCGCTTTAATGATTGCACCATTATCTAAATTATATAGATCACTACCGACATTCACTGATGTATCATCTATAATTGTAATAGTTGGCTTTGCACCTGTTTCACTAAATTCAATGTTAACACTTTCTCCTTTATTCTCATAACTATCTTTCATTGAATACTTTCCGGTAATTCCTAACGAAAAAATATTTGCATTATTATCTATTTGGCCAACAATATTACAAACATTACCTTTAAGATCATCTGGTAAAAAGTAATAATTAGTTACACCATTGTTTTTTTTTAAAAATGCTTCCAACTGTTTTTTGTCCTGCATATCAAAATCGCTTTCATTTATTTCTGTGTTTGGAACTATATTCACCTTTTTTAATTTCGAGTTAATTTTCCCCCCAGTTTTACTCTCAATGGTAAATTTCAATATGTATCTTAATGTAGCCATAATTCACTCAAAAACACTATATATATTAAAACCATATTTTATTTTGCTTTATTTCTAAATACAAGGGTTCGCGGTCCATTTGGGAAATCCAAAATCCAAAATGTTCTAAATCTACACGAAATCCTATACAGAATTCCACACTCGGTTTCAAAAAGCAAAACACCGACGATGTTTTCATGATGGTTAGATTCGTTTTGTCAATCATCACTAATTGGTGATAATATTGCCGCGGGCTTTTTTCATAACTAAAGTGCACCACACCCAGTAACTGATTTTGAAATGGCACAAACCCAGTAGACCCTTTGATTTGACGAAACCATTTGTCTGTTGTAGTATGATGAACGATTTTCAACTTACAGATCCCATTTTCGCGCACAATCGTTCCGATTTCCAAAGGAAACCATTTATAAATAAATCCATCTTCCTCATTTGGCAACCTGATTGGTGCCCAATTCTTTTCACACCATGTATCATATGGCGATTCAATCAACTCCATATTGCTACAACATTGGTTCTCGATATCATAATCCCCATGTATCATCTTGATTCGCTCATTATTCGAATATCCCAACGTGCTACCCAGAAAACACAATTGTCCCGTCTTTTGACTCACATATAATCGTATATCTTCGATTCCTTCACTAAAGCATCCAGGTCGAGGAACCGCCCCCGTTTTTTCACGCATTACCACATAATTCGTCGGCATATTGGACTCCAATATTGAACACACATTCAACGTTCGTATTACTCCTTCATCCTCGGGATAATAATACCCACCTTGGTCATAAATCCAATAATTCACATATCGCGTATTCAATACACTTTTCCCTAAATATTCCACATACGCTGCCGACATTGGACGATATGGTGTCCACTCTGGATAATCATACACCTTTTCTACTATTGCCTCGTCTTCGTGCAGTATACTGTAGGAAAACACATTCGGTAATCTCACCATGCTATCATCGTGATTTGCCGCATACCACACAGGCTCCCACTCCAATTTCCGTTCCATATACGCCCAATAATTCACCTCCCAACTCAGTCCATGTAATTTCACAAACTCGGGAAAATGCTCTTGGTAATAGTGATACATCATTTCGATGGCCTTTTTCGATCCAAACAATAGGGACCCGCAAAATCGCCAATGCACGTGATTGCCGAATTCCTCTTGTTCCACATTTTCTGGCAATGACCAGCATCCTGGTATATACATACGATTTTCGTGTTCGACAAACAAATGCGACTTGCTCGATAAATCACGTAAATACTCATACGTATCCACATCGCGAAATAATTCATTCGGAGCATGGAAATCCAAATACATCCAATATTGTTCGTCTATTGCATTTGCGGTCGCCTCATACAAACAGTGCACCTTTTTGTGCACATGCCATAAATACTCACGTGTATCTTTCGCTTCATTTCGAACCATGGGCAAACTCATATTACCATCAACGTAATAAGGCAAGTCTTGTGTCATTACTAACCTTTCTACGGTCACGTGTTCATATTGCTTCATAATACGTTCTACTGTAGAATAAATATCATGGGATACATACATTTTCGTCGGTAACACAAACGATTTCCACGATTCGAGATGTTCCATCATTGTCTTTTCATTTTGTATACTGGTAACAATTACCAATTTTGTCATCTACTTTGCTACAATACATACCATAAACTCATTTAAATTGTTTAATGGCCAAAAAACAAATTAAACCGAAAATCTCCCATTTTTCCAACAATGATTACCTTGGTCACATCCTATGTCAACTTTTATAGGACTCCTATTGTCAATCACCACTATCGACTGCCTTTTTTGCAGAAAATCATCGATTTACAAATCCCCGTAGTCGTCTTTGTTTCTCCCGATTGTTTAGAAGCTGTAGAAATGTTTATGCGTAAATTGTCCTCCATTCAACACGTTTGCATTGTTCCTTTGGCCAAATCCTTTTTTGAATCCTCTTATATGTTTATTACTGCCATTCATAGCCCAAACGGACCTTTGGTTTTGCCCAAACATCGGTTCCGACCCAAAGATACGTTGGACTACATGTGCTATCAACATAGTAAAGTCGAGTATATGCAAAAAGTGGCATCCATGAATCCGTTCAAGACCTCCCATTTTGCTTGGTGTGATTATGACCTATTTAAACATTTCGAGTGTCCACCCTATTTACGCTTCTTATGTCAGCACGGTTTGCCCTATTTGACACACAAACCACCCACCGAACACTCCGCCGCCACAACTTGGGATGCCAAACACCAACTCTTTTTTCCTGGTTGTTGGGACAAGGCTACTTATGTAATGCCCTTTTTGTGTAACAATGTTTGTTGGCGATTTTGCGGTGGCTTTTTTCTCGGCACCAAAGAAGCCATTGACCATTTTTACGACCTTTACCAACAACACTACGATAAATTCTTGGATACCTACAATACCATGGTCTGGGATGTCAACTTTTGGACCTATTTAGAACAAGAAAGTGATTGGGACCCGTATATTTATTACGCCGACCACAACGAATCTTTAATTCAGAATTTCCCGCTTTTTGCTTTGGCCAGTAAACCCCAACCCGAACGCACGATTGCTTATACTTATCCTACAGTAGAATCCTTTTATCCTTCTTCAGGGTCATTGGTCCGTTTTCAAAACCAATATATTTACAATGTCCGCTACGTGAATTATTACTACAGACCCGATGGTCACTGCGATTTACAAGAAGACGAAAAAACCTGCAGTGTGAACCAAATGGTGTATTTACATGACGATTTCAGCGTCGATTCTTCGCGTGGATTTTGTGCAGTAGAAGAATCATCGGAATTAATGGGATTGCCCGCACCCGACCCCGATGAACAGTTTCAAGGCATTGAAGATATTCGTCTTTACGTCCATCAAAATCGATTGAAATTCATTGCCACTACTGTCAACTACAGTGGCTGTGCAACCAATCGCATGGTTTATGGAGATTATACGATTCGCAATGACGCTAATACAGAACGCCGCCATGTCTATTTGTCCAATGTATCCGTCATTCATCCACCTGTGCCCTCACATAAAGAAAAGAATTGGATTCCTTTTTCTTCTATTACCGAACCCTTGAAAGAATATTTTATCTACAGTTGGTTTCCCTTTCGCATGGGTATAGTCGTAGACAATACTCTCGAAATCACCCACTTTTATAATAATGGAATTGCCTTTCCTGGTGTGGTTCGTGGGTCTTCTAATATTGTCTACGACAAAGGAACCTATGTTGCCTTGGTGCACTGTAGTGAAGAGCATACTTTACCCAAGCGATACTTTCACATGATGATTTGGATGGATGCTACCAGTTATCGACCCATTCGGTGCTCCAAACTCTTTTACTTTGACCAATATGGCCCTGAATTTTGTTTGTCCCTACAAGTATCACGTGAACATTACATACTGTGGATATCACGCTATGACCGTGACCCAGTAACCCTTTATTACCGTAAAGATGCTATTTAATCATACAAAAAATTGAAATTCTTAAACCAAGGAAATTCGTGTAGTAAATGAAAATATAGACACAACCCGAAATAATTATGTCCAATTTTACCCTTCCTAAGATTAACTTTAACAACATCCAAATACCAGATAGTAATACCAAGACTATCAAATCGACCAAATCCACCACCCCTCCTAAAGTTCCTCCTCAAAAGTTACCGACTCCAGATATTCAACATGAACTTTGTAAATTACGTGAACTTCATCCAAAATGCATTGCAAATGTAATGGTTTTTGATACTGAGACCAGCGCTTTAAAAGACGGTCATATTTTGCAACTGAGTTATATTATCTACAACATCACCACCAATACGATTGTCAAAACAGTAGACCGAATCATTCGTATTGATGCCAGTGTTGTCATTTCAGAAGGTAGTTATAATGTGCACCATATTGACTTTGCGAAATGCCAACGTTCAGGTGTGCCGATTGTAGATGCATTAAAGGAATTCTATACAGATTATGTCGAACACACCGATATGATCATCGGCCACAATATCAGATTCGACACCAATATGATGAATCTCGAAATGCGACGCAATTGGAAATCCTTGCAAGAAACTCATCCTCATGCATTGAATTTATTTACGATTGGCTTCTATACAGAATATAACAAATCAGCATTGTGCACCATGAACACGACGAAAATGTATTATGCCGACCAGCGATATCACGAAGGCAAGCAATTCTATTATTGGAAATCCCCTAAATTGGTCGAATTACATGAACGTCTATATCCTACTGTTTCGAAAGCACAACGCGAAAACCTCCACAATTCACTCATGGATTGTTTAGTCACTCTACAGTGTTATGTAAAACTATGGCACATGACTGAAGTAAAAGAGAGCGATTATGACAAGATTGTCACATCTGTGAAAAAAAGTATTTATTGAACTATTTTGATTTATTAAAGATTTTAACCAAAACACCCGCTCTCTTTTTTTCTCTCCATAAAAGGAGATTAAAGATAACATATGGTTGTTATGTAATACAATACAAAAATGATATTATATAAAAGCAATGTTCAACTCGAATATGAACGTGTAAAAGAGTATTTGGAAAAAACATCGTATTTACATTATCTACTGTTTATAGACGATAATTTTGGAGTAAAAGCATCGTCCATGGAGTTTTTTATGCGTATGCATGCCTTTTGTAAAGAATATCACGTAGATATGATTATTTTTGACTCCACTGGATGTGTAGTGAAACATCATATACTGTATGGCGTATCTTTACATCGGTTTCCAGTAGAGAACTATATTAGTGTCATTTCTCTACAACCCAACTACAAAAAACTCACCACCCACACGACATTATTGGCCAATTGGCACAATGTCCCTCATTTATTGTCTTATTTGTCGGAAGTATGCACCTATGACTCCTACTTATCCAGTTATTCGATAGTAGCAGATAAATTCATCCAATCTATTACTCCAGCCAATACTCCATTCTACGGGTTCTTCAATCGTTCATTGCCCATGTCAATGTTCTTGCCTATACGCAAAAACATGAACCATTTGAAATTGGCCTTTGTGGGGAACTTTTATGAAAATCGGGACTTGACCTACTGTATATACAATGACAATATGCTTCTATTGAAAGCATTGGATCATAAAGGATTGACACGGTTATATGGTTCACGGAAACTATATAGCCATAAAGATGTGTTAACTTGGAATGGATTCCGCACCTACAGTGGTCATGTGCCACATGGTGTCAATGAATCGAGCTCGAATGAAAGTCACTTACTACAGGAAATACATCAATGTGGTATTGCATTGGTTTTGTTTACTCGCAATGAAAACCGTAGTGAACTAATAAGTATGCAATTCTTGGAGGCCATTGCAGCGGGCGTGCCCATTATATGCAATTCGAATCCTTCTATAGTAGAATGGTTTGGGAAATATGTGTTTATGATTACAGGACAAACAGTAGAAGAAAAGGTGGAATCGATTATTCAACACATGAACTTCATTGCGGAAAACCCAATAGTGGCGTATGAAAAAGTGCGATTGGCGAGGTCAGTATTCCGACGGACGTTTAGTTGGGACGTGCAAATAAGCACTATTATTAATACCATTCGCCAAGAAGAAGTGATTCAACAAAAGTGTCTCTACGATAAAGTGGATGGGGAATTGGTTATTGATACTTGATTTGTATTTGCTTGTTGTAAATATTGGACTGCTACATGGGCACGTGACCATACAGAATAAATAATATATTTTGTATGAGTATTAACTTAAATAATACGAACGATATACCTAATACACATGCTGTTTGAGTATAAATATGACATTTCAATAGTTATGGGATATTATAATAGAAAATCCCAAACCATAAATACGCTTGATTATTTTCAGTTGAAATATAGTAACTATGACTATGAAGTAATAATCGTTGATGACAATAGTATTCTAGAACATCAATTAGATAAAGTAATCACAAAATATACTTTTCCTATAAAATATATCAAAATAAGTGAAGAAGAAAAAGGTGACCGAATTAATCCATGCACTACGTATAATAAAGGGTTTAAAGAGGCTGAAGGGGAACGTGTTATTATTCAAAACCCAGAATGTATCCATCGTGGAGATATATTGGGATATGTCAAAAATAATTTAACTAGTAACGATTATGTTGCATTTTCTTGTTATAACTGCTATACGGACGAGTTAACTCAAGAATTATTGAAAGATCCTTCATTAATCAATAGTCAATCTTTTAATTCAAGAAATAAATGCCATTGGTATAATCATCCTACAATTCGGCCAGTTCATTACCATTTTTGTGCTGCAATGATGAATAATAATTTAAAATTATTAGGTGGTTTCAATGAAGAATTTGCAAAAGGTCATAGTTATGATGACAATGAAATATTATTATCAATAGACAAAAATTTGAAATTAAATATAAAAACAATTCCACCAAATGAATCTGGATATGTTATTCATCAATGGCATGAAGCAGTAGCACAAAATACATTAACTAAAACCGTGTTTAATGGTATGTTAAAGCATAATTATTACTTATACCATAAAATGCTACAAGAGCATAGTAAATATGATTTTAACTTTCCAAAAATATTACATTTATATTGGGATGGTTCACCTTTTTCTTATTTAAATTTACTGACAGTATTATCATTTAATAAACATCATATAGGATGGAAAATAAATGTGTTTTGTCCTGTAAAAAGAAATAATAAAATAAGCTGGAACACTAACGAACAAAAGACAACTTATAATGGTCCAGATTTTTTTAGTGAATTAAAACAAATCCATAATGTGAATATACATCATATAGATACTGATTTATTGCCATTCGAACATAGAGATGCTTCAGAAGTGATTAAGAGTGATTATTTTAGATTATATGTTTTAAATCAGTTCGGTGGTTTATGGAGTGATTTTGATATAATATATACAAATAATATTGAGCGTTATTATGCCAATAAAAAATTAAATAAATGCAAGAATATTATAATATTTAGATATAAATGGGAAGAAGCTAAAAAATATGTATACCCAGTAGGTTTATTCATAGCTAATAAAAAGAATAGTGTGTTGGATTCAATACTAAAAAATATAAATTTATTCTACAATGCTTTAAATTATCAATGTCTAGGCACTACAATGTTTGAAACTATTTTTGAAAAATATAAAAGTCATCCTTTATTGACTGATATTGTGAGTAATATGTCAATAAAAGAATTATACATTGATAATTCAGATTGTTATCTTAAAGTAAAGTGGAACGAATTAGATACTTTATATAAAAACAACAATGAAGATTTTAATTTTGAATCTGATAATAATATAATTGGCATACACTGGTTCAATGGTGCTGATATATCAAAGGAATATGCAAACACTTTAGATTTGAAATTATTAAAACATAAAGAACCTACATGTTTAATGGATAAAATAGTCAAAAAATATATTTAGAAGTTAAACATTATAAAGAAACGATTATGACAAATATATAAATGATAACGATTTATATTTTTGGAGCGAATGGTATGTTAGGTCATTATGTGAAAACATATTTAAAATCGCAAAATAAGTCATGTATATGTTTTACTAGAGATGATTTGGACGTTTCAACAGTAACTTACAATAAACTAGAAAACTTATTCGATAAATATATAATAAACGAGAATGATGTTATAATTAATTGCGTTGGTATTATACCACAGTCAAAGAATATCAATGATACAAGTAGTCGAAATTACTTTTTGATAAATTCTTTATTTCCAAATATGTTGAGTGCAATCGCTTTATTAAAAAAAACGAAATTTATACACATTACAACTGATTGTGTTTTTTCTGGTTTAAAAGGAAATTACACTGAAACTGACGTTCATGATGAAACAAATAATTATGGCGTTTCCAAGTCTCTCGGAGAATTAGGATATAATGCTACAATCATTAGAACATCTATTATTGGTGAAGAATTAAAAAATAAATATTCTTTATTAGAATGGGTTAAAAAACATAATAATACTACTTTAAATGGATATACAAATCATTATTGGAATGGGTTGACATGCTTGCAATTAGCAAAAATAGTTGATAAAATGATTAATGACAATGTCTGGTGGAAGGGAGTTAGGCATATTTTTTCACCCACCTCTGTTACTAAATACAAACTGGTTCAGATGATTAACACAACATTTAAATTAAATAATACGGTCGAACCTTTAGAGACTGAAAATACTATAAATAAAACATTAAATAGCATATATGATAGTAATAGTAATTTTAATATTCCTGAACTAAATATACAAATAGAGGAACTTCACAAATTTGTTATAAAATAGTAAAATCAATATAAATAGTATACAGTATAGTATTTATAATCATGAAGACGGTTATGACTGTATCTGGGATACGTCCTGATTTTATTAGAATGTCGGCAATTTTTAAGAAATTAGATGATGATCCAGATATAAACCATATACTCGTTCATACAGGACAACATTATGATGATTTATTATCTGGTGTATTTTTCAAAGAATTAGAAATTAGAAAACCAAATTATATTTTAGATACTGGAAAACAAGGAGGGACACATTATAATCAATTAGGTTATTTGTCGGTAGCAATCATGAGGTTAATTGATAATGAACAATTAAAACCAGATATCATTTTATTTTTAGGGGACTCTAATACGGTTTGTGCTGCGCTTCCTTTAAGAAAAGAAGGATATATCATAGGTCATATTGAAGCAGGAATGCGGTCATTTGATAAACGAATGTTAGAAGAGATTAATAGGACTGTATGCGACCATTGTAGTCACATTCACTTTGTTTATCATGATGAGTATAAACGATTTTTAGAAAACGAAAACATCAAAGACGAAGTTCATGTGGTGGGGAATACAATTGTAGAAGTATGTAAGCCATTTATTCCGACCGAACAAAAACGTAAAAATATGATTTTACTAGATATTCATAGACCAGAGAATTTCAAACACAAAATGAGAATGAACAATATTATTCACTATGCGAATTTATGTATTCAGAAATATAGAGTCGCAGTAAAAATGTTGAATTTTGGTAGGACGACCAAATATATGGAAGAATTTGATATTGATCTAGGTAAAGTAGAATTAGTGGATTTGATGGCTTATAAGGAATATTTAACTACTATTTATCATTGTAATTTTATTATATCCGATAGTGGCACAGCACAAGAAGAACCGGCTATTTTTAATACACCCGTGATAGTCCCAAGAGATTTTACTGAAAGACCACAATCAGTCGAGGGGAATTGTAGTTATATGTTAAATGTTAATGACGATTCAAAGTTTGAAGATAGTTGGAATTGGTTGTCAAAAATTGAAAGTAAAGAATTAACTATGGATGTAAAATGGTTAGGTGAAGGAAATACAAGTAAATTGGTCGTTAGTCAGCTTAAAATGTTCTTGTTATAATAAGTAATTATAGCTAAATTATAATTTAAATGTATCTACATAATTAAATTATAAATTAATGACTAGTAATATATTATTAACTATTTTAGTGCCTACAGTTCCTAGTAGACTCGACTATTTTTATCCAAAAATAATGAAACAATTACTGTCTCAGACAGAAAAATATAATAATATTGAATTAATATCTTTTTTTGACAATAAAAAAAGGACAATCGGGAAGAAACGAGATGAAATGTTAAAGTTGGCACAAGGTAAATATGTAACTTTTGTTGATGATGATGACAGAATAAGTGATGACTATGTGGATGAAATAATGAATGCTATTGTAACAAATAACGAGGTGGATTGTATTGTTTATAATAACGAAACAAAAATTGAAACAACACAAAAAAAGGTTTTATGTAAGTATGGTATTGAATATACTACAACCGGGTATATTAATAATGAACAAACTCAATGGAGGGGTAAACCAGCACATACTATGGTGTGGAAATCATTAATAGCAAAAAAACATCCATTTTCTGATATGGGCAACGGTGAAGATTATGATTGGGTTAAACGTGCTTGTTTAGATATTAAAACGCAACATAGAATAGATAAAATATTATATTATTATGATGCTTGTTACACAACTACATCAGAAACAGCAAATCTATCTGATGCTGTTATAACGAATAATATAAATAAACGTAAAAATTACTTAAAAAGAGTAAACTAACTGTATATATAAAAATGAATATTGCAAATATTGATTCTGAATGTAACCATGATTTGTCCAAACATTGGGAAGATTGTCATTTAATGGTAGAAAAAGAACATCATTTTTTTTTAACAGGCAGTCATTTAAATCAATATTTACAAATATTTAACTGCAGTAACCATTATAATATAAGTAGTAATATATTGGAGATAGGTATAGGAGAAGGGCAAGTTGTAAGAGAAATGTTTAATGATGGAAAAAATATTACTACTAGTGATATTTCTGAATCTGCCAAAGATAAAATAAAAGATATTGCATCGTATTATCATTTAAATAATATAGATAATATACCAAAAAACACGTTTGATATTATATTTTGTCATTTAGTAGTACAGCATATAGATGATATTATGTTAGAATACCATTTAAAACATTTTATACCTACATTAAATAATAATGGTATCTATTACATACAATATCGAGGGAAACATGAAACAAAAACCGATAAAAATATAGATGAATTATGTAAGTATGGAGATGTTACAAGAACCCCAGAATATTTTAAAAATCTAGTTGAAAAATATAATGGAATAGTAATAGAAGATAACTTGGTTCGAACTGGTGAATATATAGAAGGAAAATATAAACCATGGTCATGGCGTGTTATTAAAATTAAAAGGAATACCTAATAATATAATATAATTTTAAATATCCAATCATGTAAAATTAATATTAATTAATAAAATTACATTTATAAAAATAAAGATATAAATGTAAATGATATATACATATATTTAATGTCTATTTACGAAAATACCATTATTAATGAAATAGGAAATATATATATTTCTATAGTTATGACCACATATAATCGCTTAAAACAAACATTATTTACATTAAATATAATTAATGAATTACAAAAGTCAAAAAAATATAATATCCAAATTATAATAGTAGATGATTCTGATTATAGTATGATTGATAAACTAAAAAATTATAATGAAAATATTCAAATTAACTATATTTATATAGACCGAACTAAAAAAACATGGATAAATCCTTGTATTAATTATAACATAGGTTTCAAATATATATTAGGTGAAAAAATTATTATTCAAAATTCTGAGGTATGTTATGTAGGTGATATACTTGAATTTGTTGATAAATCTTTATGTATCAATAATTATTATGTATTTGATGTAAAAGCATCCAAGTCATTAGATACAAATACAATGATTTATGACTGTTATGGTGGCAAAAAGTTTGATGTAAATATATTTAATAAACCTTTTTTTTCAGAATGGTATCAAAATAAAAAGGAGAAAAATTACATGATGCATTTTCTAGTATCTATTACTAGAGATAGTTTTTTGAAAATTAAAGGTTTTGATGAAAATTATAAGGATGCAATAGATTACGATGATAATGATTTTTTAATGAAAATTTTATATAATAATATTAAACCAGTGAATATTTGTAATGATCAATATAAATTAGGAGGTATTCATTTATTTCACGAAAAGTTCTTTTACAATAAGAATCTACCAACTAATGAAGAATTATTTTATAAGAAATTAATTGTCTATAATGAACATAATGTTTACATTGAAGATGTAAATGAATTTTCCAATTATAATATTCCTATAAGTAATCATTTACTTAATAAGCAATTACTAGTAAAAATTTTTTATAAAAATATAGTAATTAAAATATAATAAAATATATAATTTTTTATTATGTTCGGTTAAAATACGATGTGTAAATAGCCCATATATTATGTATAAACTGTAGTATTTTTAATTATTTCACACTTAATTTAAAATTTTTAATTTATTATGAAGTTTATTTACTTCGTGCGTTTTTAATAAATTATGATTTGTATCAAAATTTGTGTAATCTAATGGTTTATTCGAAAACCACAATTTTTTTGACTTTATTAAATTATGCAAAATATCCTTATTATTAATTACATTGTTTGATATACTAACCTCTTCTGAAAATGACAATAATTTACTCCGTATTAATTGATAATCACCAAAGTAAGAAAAATGCCATCCATAAACATTTGGTTCATCTAAATGGATATTTATATTCCATGGATGTTGGATACGCGTATTTCTATAATATGATATAGTATTTTGTAAATGTTTATAATATATTAAATATGTTCCATACCATTTAGTATGTACGTCAATTGTTTCAAAGTTATAATAATATAATTCCATTTGAATTGATAAAATAGTAAAATTATACATAGTATTTTTTACTAACATTAAAAATTTAGGGTTGGGTATTTCATCTAAATCACTGTGTAGTACTATATCATTCTCATCCAAATTTAAATTTATCAATGATTCTTTAATAATATCTCGTGAAAATTTCTCTCTTTTAAAACTACCTTCGTTATGCTCGATACTCTTAAATTTTAAAGAATTATTTGTTATAACAATTATTTTGTCGTTATATTTACTAAAGTTGTTTTTATTTTCTGTATAATATAATGGTTTGCGATTTCTTTTAAAAGTTTCATCACTTTCTACTAGAATAAAATAATCTACTACATCATATAACATTTCTAGTCTTACATTTAGTAAATCTAATTCATCATTAAATATAAATGTATCTATAATTTTCATGTTATATTATAATATAATATAATATAATATAATATAATATTATATAACATAATATTAATATGAAAATAACGTGTTGTCTTATAACTACAAATTGTCCTACAAGATTTAATATTTTAGAAAAAAATATTGACAACATATTAAGTAATAAAAATGATTTAATTGATGAATATATAATAGGCGTGGATTGTTTTCCACATATAAATACAGATATCGGATTTTTTAATAATTTAAAAAACAAAGGGTGGAAAATATATATATGGGGATCTAATGTAGGATTAGCATTAAATCAGCATCTTTGTATAAATAAAGCTTCTAATGATTTCATATTTTATATTGAAGATAAAGTACTCATAAATAAAATTCCAAAACTAAACACAATAATAGAATTACATAAAGCTACTAATTTTTCGTTTATATTTTATAATTGCCATTTAAATAATATTTACACTAACGATGTTAAAAACCATATTTTAAATACAAATAATTATGTGAAAATAAATGACAGTTTATTTTTAAAAAGAGATAATAATATATTAGATAATTTTAAAATATTGTTTCCAGTTGCTATATTTGAAAAAAGTGTTTATAACAATATTTATAATATTTCCAAAAATACAAACAATAAAAAATGTATAGAACTATCATTAAGCGATGGTTTTATGAAAAGTGAATTTTATAATAGACCAACTTTTTTATATATTTCTGAAAAAATATTAGATAATTTAAAAGAAATAAATAATTTTACAATTACTAATACAGGCAATAATATGGATACTCACCCTATTCATTCTTTTGCGAATATGAGGTATTATTCCAATGGTTATAAAATATCATCATTGAATAATAATTATATAAATAAATGTCTTTGAAATAAACTATTTTAACTTTATCACATTTTTCATGTCCTCAATATTATTTAACTACAAATAAAGTTAAATAATATTACAATAATTATGTATATTGAAATATTATTTACTAATTATTTGCTATTTACTTCATACATATACAAAGTATCTTGACCATTATCTCTATAATGTGTAATATTAAACTTATCTTCTAATTTTGATTTCCACCATTCATTATTTTCTTGAATTAAATGAAGTTCAACGCCTTTATGAATATCACTATGATTTGCAATAGCAATTATACAATATATAGATAAATCATGAAAAGTTGTTAAAACATCATCTATATATTTTTTTTCTATGTGTTCTAGAAAATCTAGATTTATTAAAACATCATATTTATTCTTTAATAAGTTATTTCTATCAGCACTAGAAGTTATATCACATTTATTAAAATAATCTACAAAATCTAAATTATGAAAGTTATCTAAATCAACCGATGTTATTGTCGCATTAGGAAAATTTTTATGTATCATTTTTAGCATATGGCCACGACCACTACCTATATCTATAAGCATAAATTGATCATGTGTTGTATATTTTTTTTTTAATAATTCTATAACCCAATCATATTGAACATGATGCTTTGAGCTATACCTTTTATCACTAAAAGCATTTGTATATATCTGATGATAATTCATTATATATAGACTAATATATATTATTCTTTAAGTCCTATATACATTTTTATATTTTTCGGGATCGCATCTCATCATTCTAATTTTATCTTTTCCTTTGTCTTCAGGATCTTCGGGCCTTTTCACAAAAAATGCCTTTTGTTTTTTATTTAAGTCATAAAATTGATCACTTACATAAGACAATGTTATAAAAATGCGTTTTTCACCATTTTTACAAATAACCGGATTTGGATTTCCATGCCAAGCATAATCATTACATTCGAACAATACCAATGTATTAAATTGTGGAAGAATTTTATAGCAACATTCGGAAATCTTTGCGTCATTATAACACGCATTCTCTCCTTTCCACATTTCTAAATGACCGCCATTTTCCTCTTTCCAATCTTTACTCAGGTATATACCGATTGTTATTTGTTTCTTTTGATTTGTTTCAGGATGTAATCCAGCATCAACATGGATATCTAAATGATCTCCATCATCATATTTATGAACTCCCCACCAATTTTTGGTAGGATCATTTTTTATTTCATAACCCATAATACTGGATAAATATCCAGTAAATTCTTCACTTGTAAGCATAGAAAATAATTTGCTACAATTCAATGGTAAGGTTTCTTTATTTCTTAACGTATACTTATGTTCTAATGGATTATCATATCTGTCCCATTCTTTATCCGGAATACTCAAAATTTCTTCTTGAATTTCTTTTGCAAAGTCTTGTTCTAATACATTTTCTATCTTCCAATAAGGAAAAGGATATGTGTTTTTGAATTTATATGAATCTACCTTAAAACGCATGATTTGTTCTTTTGGTAATTTTATCAAATCTAATTCTTGTAAATATTGTTTTAGTTCAAATTTTGTTAGAGGATTAATCTTACTATTGTAGTCCTGAACTTCACAATTCGATATAATATCTCTATATGGAGGTTTAATAAACATATATCCTGTTTCTTCATTTCTAATTAAACGAAGTGACTGAGTTTCATTAATTAATGATTCTAACATCTTTTCACCTGGTCTTAAAGGAATTTTTTTAATGGGTTTGTTGTATATTTCTGAAAAAATTTCAAGCATTTCCTTAATATTACAAGATACCAATTTTGGAATTACGATATCACCACTATCACCGTTAATAATCGCTTCCTCTATTAATTGAACGCTTTGCTCTAAGGTCATTACAAACCTTGTCATTCTATCATCTGTTAAATTAAAATGTGATACTTTAGGATTATTACCAAGATCATGTAACATTGGTATGATACTTCCTCTTGAATTAAGCACATTTCCATATCGAACTGAAACAAATTTGATATCATTTATGTATTTTGCTTTCTCAACTAATAATGATTCTGAAATAGCCTTTGACATTCCATAAATATTAACGGGACTACATGCTTTATCTGTGCTAATAAAACAACAACATTGTAAATTAGTTAAATCATTTTTAAAATTTTCTATTAAATCTACTAAATTTTGTGGTCCAATTATATTTGTATTTAAACATTCATTACTCTCATATTCACACTTATCAATATGCTTCATAGCCGCAGCATTTATTATTAAATGAAAATTATGTCTCAGTAAGGTTAATTGCATCTTAGATTTATCACATACATTTCCAATTACAAATTTTAGGTTTGGATGATTATTATATTGCAATTGCATAGTCCAATGTTTACATTCATCCCGCGAGTATACGTAAATTTCATTGTTATCTAAATGTTTTTTTAAAAACGCATTTCCAAGTGACCCTGAACCACCAATCACCAGTATTTTCTTACCAGATATCATTGTAATATATTACTAGAAGAACACTTTATATGATTTATGAAGTAATTGTATATTATACAATATACAGTGAAGAGTATAAAAATACGATTTTATCGTAGGTATCTGTGAGTTTATTGTAGGGTTAGGGAAGTGGGCCGTTGTTATATGTATGATTTATAGTAAATTATACATAACTAAATCACAATCGATTTAAATCACTTTTAGGGGTTTTTACTTCTTTGGTTCTTCCTTTTTGTCCTCCTCTTTTTTGTCCTCCTCTTTTTTGTCCTCCTCTTTTTTGGGAGCAGTAGAAAATGATGGAAGTGTAGGCAATTTGCATAAACAGGCACCCAAGGAGATAAGTTTTCTGCACAAGGAGTTTATTTTCTTTGACTTTTCTTTCAAATCAATCATTTCTACAGCCATTGCAATCAAGGTGTCCAATACTTTCAAAATCGATTCTTGTTCTTCTGTAGTCCATGTTTTCGTATCCTTTAGGCGATACAAAATCAAAACATCGACCAATACACGAAGGACATTACCCACATCGGCACTACTGACTCTGGCACGAAGACTTCCATACAGTATGAATAGCTCTTGGATCAAACTCATGCAAACAGGGACGTCTTTCATATCGATTTTCTTGTCATTCATCATGATTTTGAAAAAGGATTCAATGTTGTCCAAATGTTTTACATCGACTTTAGGCAATTTCTTTAGCAAGACTTTGGTTCTGGGAAGAAGATTAACTTCATCCAAGGTGACTACATCTTCAATGATTTCTGCCAAGGTCATGTCTTTGCGGTCCTTCTTAGGTTTAGGCTCTTCCTTCTTTTCTTCGGTTTTCTTTTCCTCTGGTTTCTTTTCTTCTACTTTGACATCTTCGGTCTTGGTAGCTTCAATAGGTTTTTCTACAGTAGACATAATGGTTGGTTATATATTGTAGGAATATATTTTATTTAATTCGATTTAGGAATTAAATAAATTAAAAGTCGGGCATACCTGTAAACACCTGAGTATGTTCGGCCTTCAAAATATTGTTATTGGTAATGACGGAAAAGAAATCGTCGATTTTGTCTTGAAATTGCAAAACACCCAATGAACATAAAAAAGCGGAAACGAAAACCATAACCAAGTCACGGACAACATCACGTAAAGGCTTCAACTTTTGTTCTAAATATTTCATTTCTGCGAATTTGAGAAAACCGAAAATGACAACAATGGCAATGGATAAAAGGAGGGCTTTTTCCATAATGAATGAATGATAGTGATTATACAAAAGAGTCCAAAAAGGAATACGTTAACTAAACGCATTGAGTCTAATTATTCATTTCTACAGTTGTTCTACATCCAAGACAATCGGTTCATCTTCTATTGATTTCGAACCCATCGGTTTGTCTAAATCAAATATATCATCTAAAACAACATCTTCATCCATATGAATCTTCAATCGACCTGAATCTCCATCGTCGTCATAATCCTCTTCTTCACTGATTCGACGTTCTTCTGCACGTTGTGACCCGATTTCTTCTAAACGTTCAATCGTTTTAGGAGCATCGATTTGGGATCCATCGGATAATTGGTCGGTATCATTGAATGTGAGTCTGGTAGTAGGCTTAGAATCATCAATATCTTCTACAGTCAAAGTGGGTGGAAGTTCCTCTTCGGGTTGTAATTCTATTTTCTCGGGTTCTTTTTCATCCTCTTTGTTGTTTTCTTTGGATTCTGGTTTTTCTTCTTCTTCCTCAGGGACGGGTTCAATAATAACTTCTTCTTCGTCTTCCATCGATTCATCCATGTAGGCCCTTATAATGGCTTCAGTAGGAATACTCTCTCGAATGGAAGTCAAAATGGCTTCTTGTGTAATGATTTCGAATTCACGATTGTTTTTCTGCATGGCCAAATCGGAAATCCCGCGCTCGAATAAATAGACATTGGAATAGACTTTACGAGCAGTCAAAATGTAAACGCGATGCAGGAAATGGTCTAATTTGGGGATGGAAATATCGATTTTCTTTTGTTTATTGCCAACCCTTATACAGGTCAAAACCTTGAGTTGGATCACATGAACGCAAGTAATCAAATCTTCTAAATAGGTGCACCCGCTTTTGTCAATGATGCGTTTTCGTTCGTCTTCAATTAAAGAACTATTCCATTTCGGAATTCGAGACAAGAGATTCTGAAAAGTCATTAAATATTTGGAGCGTTCATTACTATTTTCACACATACTCCATGCTTCTTGGTAAATGGACTTGATTCCTTCCATGACCATAGGAGTCAATATGGAAACCAGTCTACTGCACCATTCATTGCGTGATTCATGTAAATTGGAAATCACAAAGTCGTCCATGATTATATGGAAAACACAAATTGAAAGCCTTTAAGTGATTTTTAAAGGTTTTTATTTTTGTAATTTATTTACGGGATTTCCTTGACTTTTTTCCCTTTCTACGAGTCCTACGCTTCTTTTTACTCTTTTTCGATTTTTTCGACCTTCTTTTTGTTTTGCCTCCTAATGATGATGGTGATTGTTGTGATGGTTGTTGTTGTTCTTGCTGTTGTTCTTGTTGTGGTTGTTGTTGTTGTTTTTCTTTTTGTTGTTGTTCTTTTTCTTTTTGTTGTTGTTCTTTTCTTTCAGCAATCTGAGCAAGATGTTTCGCAACTGTTTCTTCACATTTTTTATCACCATCTGGGCATTGTTCAAGTGTGGCTTTTGTTTTTTTTTCTCGTTGTTTAGCTCTTGAAATTTGCTTTAGTTTTTTGCTGTATGCGGGCTTTTCATCTTCTACTTTTTTGGAAAAATACATCTATATACATAAAACCAAGAAAAGAATCACAATGACTCCAAAAAGAGCATATCCAATACATAAAGCATCAACAATTTTTCACAACGAAATTCAGGTTTGACTTTCATGTATTCCATTCCGACCGTCGCTTTACGCAGTTCGGTCCAATACAATTGGTTTTTCATCCATGCTATGATATCTTGAACACAAAAGGCTTCTTCGTATAATTGGGTTGCCACGCGACTCAATGTCAAATGATTGACTGTAGAAGAATCTTTTTTTAACACGCCTAAATATTCATCCAAAGAATTTTGTTTTGCGATTTCCATTTTCCCTAAATCAAAATCTTTAGCGTATTTTTCTTGGATCAAGGAAATCGGATTCCTTAAAGCATCTAAAAAAGGCGGCACATATATTTCACAAAATCGAGACAAAATCGGAACCAGTAATTTACTTTTATTGTGAATCACAATGAAAAATCGTGCATTGTTACTGTATTGTTCAATACAACGTCGCATGGCAGACTGTGCATCTACTGTTAAATGTTCGGCATTCAGCAATACAATAGACTTGAAATTCACACCCGTATTCCATTGTGTATTGGTTTTAGCGAAAAATTTCAATTCATCTCGAATAAATTTGATTCCTTTACCATGGGCACAATTGACAAACATTACATTTGAGTGCAAGGAGGTTTCATTCTCATATATTTTTTTCAAAAAGTTCATCAATATATGTTTTTTACCCGAGGCCGCTGGACCGTAGAAAATGATATGAGGTATACGCTTTTGTGCATGGAATTCTTGGAGTTTATGTTCTATTGCTAAATGGGACTTGTTCATTCTCTCTCTTTATTTTTGTAAAACAATATGCTTTTATATGGAAAAATTGAAATCCTTTTTGTTAAAGAGTTTCCTTTAGCAAAAAAGTAAAAACCTGAATCACCTAAATCACCTAAATATGAAAGAATTCACTTACGACCTTTTATCTGGCGAATCCGTAGAGTATACTATTGGACAAAATGCTCGAGAAAATACGGAACTGGTCCTCAATGCCGAAACACAAGACTTGTGGTTTCATGCTGGAGATGGAATCAGTTCATGTCATGTTATTGCTACCATACCTGACGACCGTAACTTTACCAAACGTGAAATGCTCACTATAGCAAAACGTGGTGCCTTGTTATGCAAAGAAAATACCAACAAATTAAAATCGAGTCATCACGTTCCCATTATTTATACTACTGTAGAACATATCAAGACCACCCGAGTAATGGGTGAAGTTAAATTAAATGTAACTCCTAAAACTTTATACTTGTAACCCCCTTTTACACTTTTTGTATTGTTAATTGTTTAGTAAATCGATATTTTTCATGATACATTGTCCTTCTTCGCACATTGCATGTTAAACACGCCACTTCTATATTGTTTTCATTATGCCCTTCGCTATTATCAATTCTCTCTAAAGTCCATTGTTTAGGATCCCGTGATTCTTCATACAAGACTTTCACATTCTCTTTACAGTAGAAACATAATAGTTGTGATTTCAATAATTGGTCTACTACATAAAGGTAAGTAACAAATGAATCTTCATTATATCTTTTTTTCTCGATATCCTGTTTTCGATATCCATCTAACTTGTATTGCAATTGCCTAAATAATAAATGAACTTTAGGATTTTGATTTTGAGAGAAATCCTCAGAACTTCCTAAATACTTTAGCAATTCCAATTGACTTTCTACAGAAAAATCATTTAGCGAGAATTCCTTTTTCCATCGATTGCTTTGGGCCACCACCCGAACTTTAGGGATTTTGTTTTCTTCATTTTGATTTTGATTTTTCGATTTACTTTTGGATTTGGTTTTTTCATTTGGTTTTTCATTTAGCCATTTTTCATCTATATAAATAGTTTTCTGATCGGACTCTTTTTCTACTACATTTTCAACTATTTTTTCATTTACTATATGTAGTGGATTTTTAGTAGTAATAATACGAGTCGTCGTATTGTGCGAATTGCAAACTTGCATTGTAACCATGTATTATATTCAAGATATAAAATAATAAAATGTCTCGAATGAACGTCACACCTTCTATTTGTGTAGACTCAATGTGATATAATTGAATCATTTTATGGATACATGGATACAGTAGAAAGATATATTGCACGTCTTGGTGTAAACTGTAGACAAATGCTAAATAGAGTAAATTCTTATGTCCTACAATAAAATCCGCACATACAAATGCAAATGAACTATACACAACACCACAACTGTAGAAATAGTCAAGAGCACTTTTCGGATTGATTGTAGATAAAAATAGTTTTCGAAAATAACTATTGTAAAAGGTATTGAGAGAAATCACCATCTTTCCCAACCACTTTAGCGTTTTTGGATATATGCAATAATGAACCTTTAGCACAACACGCTTTTCATCTACAAGTGACTGGGGTGGTTTTGGTTTGGTTTTAGATTGGTGAATGTAGTGTATTTCACGATTGAAGTCAAAGGCCAATACATTTCCCCCTTGTATTTTAGCATGAGTATTGTGTAACGGAAAATACGTGGTAATTTTGTCTTGGTCATTGCACCCAATCAAACAGCGATAAATGGAGACAAAAGGGATCAATCCAAAAGGTCCATCAATATGACTCAGAAAAAATACTCTGTCTGAATATGTCTGCATCGGATTGTCTTCTCCCGCTACATACAACTCATTCATAGATGGTATTTCTTCTACTGTATACATATCGGGTTGAAATAACGTTGCAAACATGGTTTTGATTGATTCATTCCAGCTGCATTCGTGAGACGCTTTTTGTAATCCAGCAGGTAACTCTTCGATCCACCAATGCTTGCTTCGTTTTTCCTTGGTTTTATTCATTTGATCATTGGCCCATTCTTTTAGTTTCGAGAGAAATGGACTGTAGAAATCTGGCTTTAATTTGGTTTGAACCACTCTACGAAAAGTAATCGAGCCTGGGAAAAATGCATGAGCATTGAGAGAATCAATGGAATATAAACCGTAGAAATATAATACTCCTATTGTTCCAAATACAAAGTGCCAAGGAAAAGTAAAATCACTTAGCATGAATTTTCTTCCATAATCATCTACAATCGAATATACTTCTTCCATGATAGAATATAACAATAAAGGGCAATAAAAATTTATATTCTTTTTGATAAGAAAAAAGATAATAAAACGAAGATTAGTAAATATGTATAATCAAAAGTCAAAAATCTTATTCTATTATTATGACCGATATTCCTAAAGATTCACCATCACAAGAGCCTGTAAATGTTGACCATTTCTTAGAACAAGAAAAGACTTTCAATAAAACACAACCCTGGAACAAACTTCACAATACATCGAAAATACAGAAATTACATGCCTTTGCGGAAAAATATGGAAAGAAGCAGGAATTAACATCTCAACAAGTTCGACAATTGAAAACGTATTTTTCGGGAGTAGTCAGCACACGATTGCATAGAACCAAAGATGTGAACTATGATAAAGTGAACCAAGAAATCACCGACGTTCCTGGTCTAATGATTCACCCAAATAATCACGATTTCACTATACGATCCGATACGGGAAAACGCCAATCGACTTTGAAATCTTTAGCACCAAAACGGAATAAGAGTTCTTCACGCAAAATTGAAAATACGCCCGTTGAGGAAAAGACCAATTAAAAAAAACTATATAAACGATACTTGTTTCATTATTTTAACAAACAACCAACGTCATATGAACAACAACCAAGAGATACATCTCAATCTCAATCTCAATAAGACAGTAGATGATGATGACAGTGACAATCATACAACTATATCGGTTTCTATATCATTACCATCATCAACCGAACAGTTATCTACAGTATCTGATTCCTCTGACACCGAATCCACTTATCCTGAATTCGATTCAGAAGAATGGGACGATATTGAACATGAATGTGAATACATGGCCGAACAATATTTAGAAGACAATGCATTACAAATGTCATCAAAACAATTTTTCGACAATATGGCACTAAGTGTTTTCGATTATATGTATTCTACAGGTTTAGACCAACAATGGTGCAGCGAAGAAGACGAAAATGATATCCGAACCTTTGTAAAAGATGTATGTAAACGAGTCATGCAAAGTATGAATATTCCCACGCGAATCGTAGAAGATTATACCACCTACAGCATGGAACCCAAGGAAATCGACGAAACTTTAGAGTGGTTATCGAAATGTCCCGTTCAAGTGCAACGAAGTGCAGAATGGTATGCAATACGAAGAACATTATTTAGTGCAAGTAATTTGTGGAAACTATTTAGCACACCTGCACAATACAATAGTTTGATTTATGAAAAATGTAAAGATGTAGATAAATTGGATGGCCTCAGTTCAAGTAGCTATGGTGGCGATTTATTATCACCAGGTAGTCGTAACTGGGGAATCAAATATGAACCAGTCAGTATCATGGTATATGAACATAAATACAATACTACAGTCAATACGAAATATGGTTGTATACCTCACGAATCATTGCCAATTGGTGCATCCCCAGATGGCATTAACAACAAACCCAATAATCCTAAATATGGACGCATGGTGGAAGTCAAAAATATATACAACCGAGTCATGGATGGAATCCCTTCTACAGAATATTGGACACAAATGCAAATCCAAATGACGACCTGTAAATTGGAATATTGTGATTTCTTGGAAACCCGATTCAAAGAATATGCGAATTCGACTGAATTTGAAAATGACAATACACATGAATACAAAGGAGTGGTTTTGTTTTATGTTCCACGAGATGGGTCGAACGGAAACTCCCATTATGTTTATGTGCCATTAGAAATAGGAACCAATATGGATGCACTAAATGATTGGTTTGCAAAAAAGAGCGAGTCACTGCCCGATTACTTTTTGTATCAAATCAGTTATTGGTATTTAGACGAAATGTTCTGTTCCTTGGTGGAACGCAATGACTGGTGGTTCCAAAATACTATTCCTACAATCAAAGAAAGTTGGGCAATTGTGCTAAAGGAAAGAAAAGAAGGATGTGAACACCGAGCTCCTCAAAAGAAAACCAAACCTGTGCCATCGACAATGACCTCTGTAAATATGACTAATATAGATTCGATAAATTGGGACAATACCAAAACCATTCAAATTGTTAAATTAGATTCATAAGCTAAATAATAGAAAATTCATTGTAAAAACTGTAAATAGTCTAATTACAGTTTTTTATCTAATTATTCATCTCTTGGAACGTTTCATGAACCAAGGAATCACAATTGTGTATAGGAAATAGGCAAAATAAGCCAATACGCCTAAACTGATGATTACATTGACAAACTTCATGAAATTACAGTAAAAGGAATCATCCTCTGAATCACACCGAATGGTTGTTCCCATAACACCAAATATACCTGATCCTCCAATACCACCATTAGTTGAACTACTTCTACCACCTCTACGAGCCATTGTAATTACAATTATATAATAGTTGTAGATATAAAATGCTAAATGAGAGAAGTTCACCCCTTTATATGGTCCATATTAATCCAATAACGTCGAACAGTAGATGGTAAACTGTTATGCAAAGTGAAACTAAAGGTAGAACCCTCGTTGGTTTCCAAAACATAATTTCCAATAAATACACCAGTGCATGCACGACCAATCAATAAATCCACAATGGCATTCATTTCTCGACCAATATCTTCCTTGGCTTTAACAAAATAAGTATATTTCTCTCGAGTGAGTAATTCTAAAAAACGATTGTTATTGGGTTTAGCAGTAAGAATGATAATCGGTTCTTGTTTTGGTATATGTGCACGAACCAGTTTTTCTACAGTTGATTCATATAAAGTGCCATATTCTTCTTCTGTCATGGAGTTCATAGAAGACCAGTGTTGTAGAGCGTCATCTTCATTGCGTAAATGAATAACATGAACAGGCATATTGTTATATTGTTGTTGTAAATGACAAGTTTCTCTCAAAAAGTGCTGGGCCTTTTGATGAAATGTTTCGTGAAATTCCAATTGACCCAACCATTTATCGAAGAGAGGTTTCAATTCACGGGAATCATTGCGATTAATACGAGTTAGCCATGGTTTATCGTCGTTTAATACCGACATATGAGGTTTTCCATCGAAATGGCTAAAGTTAATATCTATGCTTGTTTGATAAAAAAGCTTTTGCTCAAAGAATACATCTTGCATCAAAACATCATTCAAGTAGTAGTAAATATAGATTTGTTTACGGGTATTGGGACAAGGATCATGTGGAGCGAGTTCATTTAAGAAGGTTCCTTTAGGAATATGAAGATGGTTTTCGGTCATGAATCGTTCGCGAACATTATTGGTAATATCGACTGTAGAAATATGTCTCAAACCAAAGAGAACACAATGAAGTTTCATAGTAATATGATTTTTATACATCATGGTAATTCCATGAGGCTTTAGCCATTTGTTGCAAGTAGAGAGATTCAATATATCACATGACGGTTTTTCTACTGCACTATTAATGTCTGTAATGAAATCGTCTAAAATGACTACTTTGTTTCCTTGGTTTCCTTGTGAAGCCGCTAAAGTGAGAGTATTGACAATACAATACAATTGATTGCATAATCCCGTTCCATGGAAACCGACTTTCGAAAAGTAAATGCCATCTTCGAAACCGTGTTTCACATCTTCTCCATAATTCTCTCGTGGATAGGTTTGTTGATACATATGTTCTAACACATGAATGTTGAAATACAAGGGGTCGTTTTGCAATAACCAAAATTCGGGGTCGTATTTATTTTTCATGTATGAAATGGGTAAAGTGGAAACATATTTAGCAGTAGCCCACCAGAAATTGCCGCTGTAATGTTGCCCATTGCCATCTTCGAATGGTCTGTAATTACATCCTACAGTATCATACATGCGCAGGAGAGAAATACAAGATTCATATTTTTCGACTAAACTATACATCATAAAGTCATTCCATGAATGGATCCCTGGTAAGAATACATGGTCACGTGTATAAGAAACCCCTTTTGTGTGCATATAAAGGACTTTATAATCGGGATGATAGCGACAAAAGGCATACAACATTTTGATGGTGATATTTTCGTATTCATTGGTGAATTGTGAATAATGAATTACTTTAGCGGGTTTGTATTTTTGTTCGATTTTATCATGGTCTATTGCTAAACCTGTATTGACAATACAAAGATGACGTAATTGCTGTAGAAGACCTGACGATTTCAAAGAATCCAATAAGGTAATCAAAAATTCATCATGCCAAATATCCAAAGTAGTGCTGTGAATGAAACAAGCTAATTTAGGGGGAGACGACGGTGTTACGAGTTCCATTTTTTTGTATGGTAGAAGAAATCAATGTATACCAGTAGACAAATACTTATATTTATACTGCTTTTAGGAGAATATGCTTCTCTCATTTTGTTTGTAAAAGTCTTTTCTTTTTTTGAAAATGAGAGAAACCCACTCGAATCAAGTGACCCCGTATGGATGGGTTCGTGAATTTGTGCATACACAAACAGAATCGAAAAAAAGAATATAAACATTTATTCTCTTGACCCATTATACATAATGGCACCCTCTTCTACTACTGAAATCAAGACTGGTCAATCTTCTACGGATACAATGGAAGATGACATGTATGTAGTAAAGCGTAATGGACACAAAGAAATTGTCTCGTTTGATAAAATTTTGAAGCGAATTAAAAAAGTAGGATTAGAGGCCAATATAAAAGTGAACTATACATCTTTAGCCATGAAAGTGATTGATCAATTATACAGTGGTATTTCTACCACGAAAATCGATGAATTGACTGCAGAGCAATGTGCATCCATGAGTTCAACGAATTTGGATTACAATGCACTTGCAGGTCGTATTACCGTTTCTAATCACCACAAAAACACCAAAGCCTCATTTTACCAAGTAATGAAAGAATTATACCAATACAAAGACCAGCATAATCGCACCTATCATATGATATCAGAAGAGTTGTATAAGACGATGACTTTCTACGGGAAAGAAAAAGTGGATTCGTTATGTGATTACAGTAGGGATTATTTAATTGATTATTTTGGGTTCAAAACATTGGAACGGGCCTATATGATGCGTATTAATAAACGCATCGTGGAGAGACCACAACATATGTGGTTGCGTGTATCAATGGGCATACATGGAAAAGACTGGGACCGAGTAGTCGAAACATATAATTATATGTCTCAAAAATACTTTACTCATGCTACTCCTACTTTATTTAATGCAGGAACACCCAATCCACAATTGAGTTCGTGCTACTTGATGGCCATGGAAGATGATTCCATTGATGGAATCTTCAATACACTGAAAGATTGTGCATTGATTTCAAAGTGGGCAGGAGGTATTGGTTTGCATATTCATAATATTCGTGCAGCGGGGTCCCAAATACGAGGAACGAACGGAACGTCCAATGGTATTGTTCCAATGCTGAAAGTGTTCAATAATACAGCAAAATACGTTGACCAGTGTGTAGTTCCAGAAACTTGGATCTATACTACCCAAGGACCGAAACATATACAAGACGTAGTATCCGAAGAAACAGAAATATTCAACAGTGAAGGTAAACCAGAAGTGATACACAATGTGTTGGAACATCCATACGAAGGCCCTATGTTGAAAATATACAGTGAACACTTTCATAACCCATTGGAAATCACGCCCGAGCACCCCATCTATGTAGTAGAAGTGGAAAATGTAAATTGGACCAAAGAAACAATCCATTCCAAATTAGAAAACAAAGAATTAAAAATAGATTTTATAGAAGCAAAAGACGTAGCAATCAATGATTATCTTGTCTACAGCATTCCTACCTATGAAAAAGACGTAACTACGTTGACTGTAGATGATTGTTTTATGTATGGAATATTATTAGGTGATGGGCATGTTGCAAGTTCGTATTTGAATGGCTATATACAAAATATATCTTATACTACAATGGAATTCGTGAAAAAATATTTTGAAGACCGATGTGTGCAATATTTTATTGAAAATCCCACAACTGTTAAATTCAGCAAAACCAATATATTACCATTCCGTCACAGTGATTTTCACTACAATAAAGATACACGTATTCGAGACAAGTGGTTGAATTTACCGGAGGAAAAAGTAATGCAAATCCTACTTGGTTTCATGGAATCCTCTCTATTTGATCGTAAAACATTCTCATTTAAATGGCTTCCCTCTCGGCTAATAGAAGATATTCGATATATTTGCTTGCGTATAGGTATATTACCTACAGGTAAATACAATACACTCATATTACCCAAGGTCGAACCACTAACAACCGAACCCGATGATTCGAAATACATTCAATATATACGATTTGAAAACAAGCTATTGTGTAGAATTTCCGATATACAAGACAGTGAATATCATGGAACTTTATATGATTTACAAATGACAGACGTTCATGATTATATGTTACACAATGGTATTGTTCATAATGGAGGCGGAAAGCGTAATGGTTCATTCGCGATTTATTTGGAGCCATGGCACGCTGATATTGAAATGTTTTTGCAAATGCGTAAAAATCACGGAGATGAAGAATTAAAAGCACGTGATTTATTTTACGCTCTATGGGTTCCCGATTTATTTATGGAACGTGTCAAAACTGGCGGCAAATGGACATTAATGTGTCCAAATGAATGCCCAGGGTTATCAGATGCAATAGGTGATGATTTCGTGGCCTTGTATACCCAATACGAGAACGAAAACCGAGGCCGTGTAACCATGGAGGCACGTGATTTATGGTTCCAAATACTGGATTCTCAAATGGAAACTGGCACACCTTATTTATTATACAAAGACGCCGCCAATCGCAAGTCCAATCAACAAAATGTCGGTGTCATCAAATCCTCTAATTTATGCGTCAGTCCAGGCACTATGGTCTTGACCGATAAAGGCCAATATCCTATCTACAGTTTATGCCCCGATAATCATAGTGAACTAACACGAAGCCAATACGAATCCGTTCGTGTATGGAATGGAAATGAATTCAGTGAAGTCCAAGTCAAAAAGACCAATACAAATGTATCTTTTATTACTGTCAATACCACAGATGGAGCAAAACTCACGTGCACACCATATCATAAATTCTATATTCGAGATGGCAATGGGTCAGTCGTAACTAAAGAAGCCCAAGAACTCTTGCCTGGTGATATTGTAGATACATGGGCTTGGCCAGCAGTAGATAGCGATGAAATCCTTCCTACTCGCAAAGACAGCAATGAATTTTTACTAAAACTACATAAAATCGGAATGGACGATGTGAAGAAAAACGCTTTATTGGATCCATCGAAATGCATTCAGGTGCCAGTAAATAAACAAATCCGATACAAAATGGCATGGTTCAGTGCATTTATTGAACCTTTCGTTTTAGAAGCAGTAGAAAAAGATATACCTTTGATTGCCGTGCCAAGTGCATCTCAGCAAGTTTTAGAGGATTTCAAATACATGATGCAAATTTGTGGTTTCAATACTGTGATTCATTATTATATTACTGCCGCTGAAACTGCAAATAGTGCCATTGGCGAATGGAGACTGACCATGGTTCAACTACGGTATTTGAATTCACTTGGTCATATTTACTTTCCGACTGAATATGCACGTAAAACAGTGGTCCTGCCTGAATTGAGCAAAACCGAGTATGACTCCATTGAAATGCAACCCATTGTCCGTATTCGTTCAATTACACCTTGTTCATTAATAGACGATTCCTACTGCTTTAGTGAACCGAAGGAACATGCTGGAATATTCAATGGTATACGCACTGGTCAATGCACTGAAATATTGGAATACAGTGATGAAAATGAAACTGCAGTATGTAATTTGGCCAGTATAGCCCTGCCTGCATTTATTAAAGATGGTCAATTCGACTTTGAAGAGTTCCACAAGGTGACACGTATTGTAACACGAAACCTGAATCGGGTAATTGATATCAATTTCTATCCTACTCCCAAAACCCGCGTTAGCAATATGCGTCATAGACCAATCGGACTAGGTGTCCAAGGACTGGCCGATGTATTTTTCCTATTGAAATATTCTTTTTCCAGCCCAGAAGCAAAACGTCTGAATACAGATATATTCGAGACCATGTATCATGCCGCTTTGACTGAATCCTGTATTATGGCACAAGAAGAAGGACCATATGAGACTTTCCAAGGATCACCCGCTTCTCAGGGAAAACTGCAGTTCGATTTATGGAATGTTCAACCGAACCGAAGTGATTGGGATAGCTTAAAAGCAGATATACAAAAACACGGTCTACGTAACTCTTTATTGGTAGCACCCATGCCAACTGCATCCACTTCGCAAATTCTGGGATACAATGAATGTATTGAGCCAGTAACCAGTAATATCTACAGTAGAAGAACGTTGGCGGGAGAATTCATATTGGTGAATAAATATTTGATGCGCGAAATGATGGAGAAAAACTTGTGGAATGAAACGTTCAAAAACCATATGGTGGCCAATAATGGAAGTATCCAATCATTGGAATACTTGGATGCAGAAACACGTGAACGCTATCGAACAGTATGGGAAATCCCCATGCGTGATTTGATTGATATGGCAGCAGATCGTGGAGCATATGTATGTCAAAGTCAAAGTTTGAATCTATGGATGGAAGACCCGAATTACAATACCATGACGAGTATGCATTTCTACAGTTGGAAAAAAGGATTGAAAACGGGAATCTATTATTTACGCCGTCGACCACGACATCAAGCCCAGCAATTTACCATTGAACCCGAGAAAAAAGAAGAGTGTTTAATGTGTTCGGCTTAATGAGAAAAACGAGAAAAATAAATATAAAAATATAGTTTGAATCATAGTGTATAGTATCTACTTATAGACTATGAATTGGTTGATTTCATTTTTGACTACTGTTACAAGTATTGGCGGTATACTATTCTATACTCGTCGTAATAAAGAAGCAATACGCAAAAAATACAAACAATATAGAAAGTATTTTCATTTATTGACAAAATTTCTGCGTCCTACCCCTTATGTATTGCCGAAACAAACAGCAGAGGACTTTCCATTGCCATATTTTCCTACAACATGGTATCCTATTGGATTTGCAAATGAGTTCAAGCCGAATCAGATTTATCATCGAAAAATAGCTGGACAAGATATTGTAGTATATAGAAACAGCTTATGTTCAGAGAGAATTCATGTGCAATATCGACATTGTCCCCATATGGGAGTGGACTTGCAATATGGGACAATCATGAACGATTGTATAATATGTCCATTTCATCATCATTGTATCCATCCATCGAAACCCAATACTGTCATTAATGAGAAACCCAAAGAGGAAATCCCAGTAGAACAAGCGGGTGGTGTTATCTTTGTATGGTTTGGATCATCGTCACCATCCATATCGATTCAAACTATGTATGCATCGTATTTTGAAGAAGAACATAAAGTAAATGACCCCCAACTATACTCATGGCCCATGCTATCAAGAACAGTAGGAGGTCATTTAGTGGATTATGCGGAACATTTACTCGATGTTTCTCATGCACCAAACACTCATGGAGTGACATTATATGAAGTAAATAATATGCTTACTACAACCGACCATTCTTTTATTGTGCAATTTGGTATACATGGCTACGGTAAAATCCCTAAATTCACATACATGACCCCAACATTTGGATATATCGACTATGGCTACAATATGAAAACCTTTGTCATGTTTGTAGTAGAAGATGTGGGGAAAATGCGAATGGTGATTGTGCCCTTGTATTACAAATCGGGGACGTATTTACAGAGTGTGTATAGTTTATTTGGGGCATTGTATACGCAATTTGATTTCAGCGAAGAGGCCGCGTTTTTTAGCACAAAGAAGCATAAAAACCGTAGTTTGACCAAAAATGAGAAGAATATGGAAGAGTTTCGAAAATGGTTCGGAAAGACATATTACAGTGAAAAGTCAATGCATCATTTCTACAATAAACAATGGTGAATACAAAACTTAAATCAGATGTTGGATGATTCTATATTTCCGAAGTATATTTTAGTTGAGTTTGATTTGTATCTGAAAGGGAAAGATTTTACAAGTGCAGTTGTAAATCGTTTACTTTCTCATAATTATAGTATTATAGCAAATGATAATATGAATATTACATTTTTGAAAAATTAAAAAAAACTCTAATTCTTTACCACTTAGATTTCTTTACTGTTATTTGACTTCCTGGTTTGCGCTTTTTATTTTTATTGGGGTCATATGCTTCATCTTCGTCATCGGAACCCATGTCTTTCGATATATCCCAAAACTCTTTTGATCCAAGTTTGAAGTCAGGTCGACTTTCCGCTTTATACCAAAATATTTGGTCATGTAGTTGATTCGATTTGGAATTATTATTAATCACTAAACATTCATAGTTCTCCGTCGTTTGGTCCATTACCGAACAAAATGATTCCAATGTTGGAAACATACTGGCAAAATTCTCCCAGATTCTTTTACGGTTTGTTAAATACGGTTCTCGCAATATAAATACATAATCAATATTGGTTCGGAGAGTAGGGGGAATACCCAATGGATATTGCATAGTAATAATTAACATCACCTTCCAATGACGTCCATTCATAAATAGCAATCGCATTAATTTGTCACGAGACCACGTATTATCATATAAGCAATCATCTAAGATCACAAATGTCCTTGGGTCAATCGTAGACCGTCGATATTCTGTAATTTCCCTTTTGATTTGCTTTAGCACGGCCTTTTGTCTCCGTAATATATTTTCTATTAAAACTGAATTGTATTCTTCGTGGATAAATAATTTAGGCACATGACTGGCATAAAATCCATTACCTGCCTCTGTTCCCGATATTACTGTTCCTATTGGTATATCTTGATGAAAATATAGCAAATCACGCACCAAAAATGATTTACCAGTATCACGACGACCAATTAATACAATCACAGGGCCCTTATTTTCATCGGGTCGAAAGGTAATATTACGCATATCAAATTTCTTTAACTGTAGAGTCATTATTCGTATTTACACAAATGAATTAGAATTTAGAAATATTATATAGATTCTTCCTAAATAATATTTAAGTTTAGAACGTTCGTTTAGTAAATCAAAATAAACTATTTAGAAATTCCATAAAACAACAATGTCTTCCGTGAAATCCATTTCCGTTGAACAAAATGATGTCATGCTACCAAAGTTAGATACAGTAGAAAGAGTTGGGGAATTGGCGAAAATCCAATCCTACAATCCCATATACAAGGATTTTTTCCCATTGAATGAATCCAATTACAACCAAGTTTGCTTCCGACAAAAGCAATACATTGCAGACGCCGACCATGTTATCGACCACGATACCAAAATCAGACAACCCTGTTCTATGTTTATTAAATCAGCACCTTTGATTGACCCCATTCATTACTTGATTGGTAAATACAAAAAAGAAAACAAAAAGTGGCTTGAACTCCCCCAATTGAATTCCACAGAAGAACAATGTATGTCAAAGTTGTTAGATGCAAATAATACATCTTATGTAGACACCTTTTTTAATTTTCTCTCTAGTAATGTAAAACAAGAGTTTGATATTCCTCATGGAATAGGATTCTACGGTTCTTTCTTGGGTGTGCAAAAGAAGTTTGTGTTCAATGCATATGACGATATTGAATATTTACAGGAATCGGATTATTTTTTGGAAAATGCAGGAGCGATGTATCATGTAGAGAAAAACGAGCTAAAAGGAGATACCGATTGGCCAAGTCCCACGAATCAAAACACGAAGCAAAATCGGCCTAAATTATGTTTTGATGAAGATGCAGTAGAAGATGATATTGTTTTGGATGTAGAACAAGTATCTACTGTTGAAAATGAAAATAGAGAGAAATCCGAATGTATAACCACGGGTGATTTTGCTGAAGTCACTACTGTATATGAATCGACTGATGCCAAGCACGATGACAACTCTGATGTGAGCGATGATAGCGATGATAATAGTGATAAAGATGATGACTCAGAAACTAGTTCCATCAACTATAGCACAGATGAAGATAATGAAGATGATGAAGAAGATGGAGATGGAGAGAAAAGTGGTAGCGATGGTGATGAAAGTGATTATTCTACAGTCAATAGCGATGAAGATGGTGATGATGATGGCAATAGTGATGATGGTAGTAATGAAGATGAAGACGAGTTTTTACCACTGTATATATACGATTTCCCTGTGCAAATGATTGCATTGGAAAAGTGCACTGGAACAATGGATGACCTATTGGAAAAGGAAGAATTGGAGGAAAACCAAATATTGGCTGCATTATTACAAGTGATGTTTACTTTGATTGTATATCAAAAGATGTTTTGGTTTACGCATAATGATTTGCATACTAATAATATAGTTTATCAGAAAACAGATACCAAGTATTTGTATTACCAATTAGAGAGAAAAGTATACAAAGTCCCAACTTATGGTCGTATATTTAAAATCATTGATTTTGGACGCAGTATATACCGTTTCCAAGACAAACTATTTTGCAGTGACAGTTTTGGTCCTACAGGTGATGCCAATGGCCAATACAATACAGAACCGTATTTTAACTCAAAGAAACCCAGGTTGGAACCGAATAAAAGCTTCGATTTATGCCGATTAGGATGTTCTTTGTATAGTTTCTTCTTTGATCCAGATGAGCCATTGCCAAAGGAAATGACGACATTGCAACAATTGGTGCTTTCGTGGTGTATGGATGACAATAAGATGAATATATTGTATAAACGAAATGGAGAAGAACGTTATCCGAATTTTAAATTGTATAAAATGATTGCACGATTAGTCCACGATAAATCCCCCGAAGAACAACTGAAACATTCGGCATTCAATGAATATTTAATGAAACCCAAGGCCAAGGCGAAACTATCAAAAGAAGAAAGAATCATACATATTGATGATTTGCCTGTGCTCTGGAGACGCTAATTATAGGAGAAAAATAGTAGAAAAAGAAAATATTTTTACTATTTTGTGTCAAATACGTTTATCTGCCCATCATGGGGAATTTGACAAGGTTGGCACCAATACCGAATCCTGCACCACCTCTTGCACTACTGGCCATGGAGGGGACAAATACATCCAAAATGGCGAATGTCGCTGCTGCAGAAAGAGCAATAATGGTGATTTCTTCTACATCAAGCTTTCTCTTTGGGATGGCAAATGCTGCTAAAGCAACCATAATACCTTCAACAAGGTATTTAATGGCGCGTTTCAATAATTCGCTAAAATCAGTTCCTGGCATAATTCGTGTAAATATTATATTATAGAAAAACAAAATAATTTCCTATCAAAAAAGAACTTAAAATGAAATATTCTTCCTAAAGTATACTACTTAATTCATCCAGAAATGTCTTCTACTCGCACTTTTGAAAAGAAAATGACTCCCGAGGGGAAATTAAACCCAACCTATGTTGATTTGCTAAAGGAAGATCCCGTCATTGCCAGTCAAACATATGGATGCTATTCCTTTGTTTCCCCTGAAAAAATTATTCGTAATCGCGAACTCTTTATGTTTGAGAAGTTTGTTAAACAATGGCAATACAGTAAGGCCTTGTCTATGTTTTCCGACTTTACTCAATTTTTGGCATTCAAATACAACATCAATTCAGATGTTATTATGAATGATTTAGTCACCTTTTGCAAAGAAGAAGAAAACGTCCTAAAGCGTGAAGATGTTGTAGGAGACTTTAAACAATTCATGGATAAAAACGAAGAGCGTTTAGGAGAAGAATACAATCGTGAAAACAAATTCCAAACGTCCGTCCGTGGTTTCATTAATAGAGGTAACTTTGCCAGTGCCGAAGAGGCCGAAAAGTATGCTAAAGAGTTACGTGATCGTGACCCCAACCACGATATTTTCGTAGGACGTAACTTTGTATGGACTCCATTGGACCCGGATGCATACAAGACTGGACGCATTGAGTTTTTGGAAGAAGAACTCAACCAATTACACCATGAGAAGCTGAAAAACGAGAAAAAGGCCAAGGAAGAATTCGAGAAGCGTTTGTATGAATCTAAGCGTAAAGCAGTAGAAGAAAATGTCCGCAAGGCAAAGGCAAGTGGTAACAAACTGACCCAAACGATGGACGAAAATGGAAACTTGGTGGGTGCCAATACAATTAATTATGATGAGCGTGAAGTCGCAGAACCAATGCAAAATCGCAAACCATTTGCCTCTTCCAATGACGCAACAACCATCGAAGATAAGAAGGATTAAACAATATGCCTAAATAAAAACAAATAGAATCCCCCATATTGACTGTAAAAAATCATAATATCATTTTCTACAGTTTTTTACTATCAATCACGAATCCATACTTCAAAAAAGAAGTGTTTGCAAGGTAGCCAGTCTAACCCACCGGGTTGCACATAATCCCGATAAAATCCCAATAATTTCAATGTAGAATCGACTTCTATTTTCTGTTCTATAGTAGGATAATCATTTTCTACAAGAATCAATTTAATATGGTCAAGAATAGTAGGCATCGATTTCAGAATATAATAAAAAGCACCCTCGCAATCCAAAACCAAAGTGTCGAACCGTAGAGGATATTTCTCTCGAAAAGAATGATAATCAATGGTTTTGACCCATTTGAATCCATCGACTAAAACCTCACTTGGATAGGTTTCCCACCCGTTCTGAATGAGTTTATGATTTGAGAGTGCCGAATCTTCAATGGCAAACGTGAACTGATTGGCATCTCGGTTTTCCCGTAATTGGTTACATGAGACTGGGTCACATTCTACTACAACATATTTTTGATTGTCTACCAAAGAAGAAATAATGACCGAATTCCGACCGATGTTTCCTCCGATTTCCAATACGGTTTCGTTTCCTGTAAAATAATGAGCAACCATACACTGCTCGGGGAATTCATCATTCAAACTACCATGGTGGAAAGTTAGTTTATCATGCAGGGAAAATAACTGGTTTTCTACAGTAGGATCCGCATAGGATTTCACGTGAATGTGTTCTGATTTAATGTGAACTTTAATATTGGCTCGATGGTCATAAGTATGTGTAGTAGAAGAAGTTTCAATCCGTATAGATTTGAGAGTCCCAAATAAGGGGTCACCGAAAAAAGAAGTGCGATTCATGTCACCTGCGGGAATAATAATGTGGTCGTGATGTCTCAGTTTTGCCCAGCAAATACCAGTGACATCTTTCCAAACGTCTTTGCTACCATAATATATTTTCATTTTTAGTAGGAATGATAATATAGAAAAGTGGTGTTTCTGTATTTATTAGAGTTTTTCCATTGATTATTTTATTCAAAGATTATACCGAATCTTCATTAAACAGTAGGATAATATTCCCAATCCAAGTATTCACATACTTGTTTCCATATCATATCTTGTTCCAATTGTTTGATTCGATCCTTCATCATTGGAATAAAAGGAAGGTATTGGTGTTGGTCCAGTAAAACACACAACTGACACAAAATATATGTGTAATTGAAAAAGTTGGTTCTTGTCAATGGACAAAATATGGCCCATGGTTGTTGTATCTCTATAAATAGCACACACAACGTTTCAATTAATTCTTCGTCCATTACTGGAGGTTTTATGCCCAAAATGGAATTGATGTATTGAATATGCTCAAAGTATTTGTTGTAGCCTAAAATACTCAATATATTACGCATTTCTGTATAGTTCAACTCACTGATTTTCTTTCGTTCCTTCTTAATCCGTTGTCGAACTGCATCCAATACTTCTTCGGGGATTCGGGTCGTTTCTTTTGCTTGGAATTGAGACAAGATTTCTTTGAAGTGATTCAATCGAATGTAAGCAGTATAGGATACTTCATTGGGCATTTCCTTATTTAGCGGTTTTTGATTGTCTACAATATGAATCACGAATTTGCCACACTTTTTGTTATTGCATATCAATACACCCTCTTCTTCCAATGGAATCAATTCGCCTTGATTGCACAGTAAACACGATTCGGAATCCAATACATATTCCTGTAGATGGACAGTGTCTTGACCTACGTTTTTCCAATACTGCTGAAATAGACGTTTTGACTGATTGTATCGCTCACTATTCATATTCGAGCTTTCTTCAGAATTGCCCTTGATTTTGAAGAAGGAATGGATGGACTTTTTGTCCTTGACGTTTTCCCCTAAATTAATCTTCTGCTTTTCCTCGTAATAATGGAAAATATATTTGGAATTGCGCAATAAATAATCCTGCTTGCCTTGTTTTAACTGTTTGAGCTCTTGTTTTTTAGCACGAATTGAATCCAGTAGGTCGTAATAAGCCTCGGACTTTTTATTTTTCATTTGCTTTGCCTCTGCAATAGAATCCTGTATGTCTTTTTTCAAATTCGGAATGGTCTCGTTTTCTACTACATAATACATACTCATCATATCATTGTGTTTTTCATCTATTGATGTAGTATTGGTGTTTGATTTCTTTTTTTCCATGATAAAATGATTTAGGCGTTTTTTTGGAATGAACTACTTTTATAGAATTTTGAAATGAGTTCTTTAAACTTGTTTTTATCATCATGATATTCTGCTGCTACTTTAGGCATTTTATGCATGAAAATGGTGTGAAATTGGATACATTATGATATATATTCACTACTACATTAACAGTAGAGACTATATGTTATGGATATTATGAGTGAAATGATTTTTTGAGTAGGCAATATGTAGTGTTTCGTTGGTTATTCCCGAAAAATAAAATGTTTAGGCATTTTATATTTAGCAAGAATGGCAGGAGCACTTATGCAAATCGTCGCCTATGGCGCCCAAGATCTTTTCTTAACCGGAACCCCCGAAATCACTTACTGGAAGGTGTCTTACAGACGCCACACCAACTTCGCAATGGAATCCATTGAACAGACTTTCCAAGGTCAGGCTGACTTTGGACGCAGAGTAAGTGCCGTTCTATCCAGAAACGGTGACCTTGCATACAGAACCTACTTACAGGTTACTCTTCCAGAAATTGGCCAATTCGACAGCAAACCATGCTATGCACGCTGGTTGGACTACATTGGTGAGCAAATGATCTCCCAAGTCGAAGTTGAAATTGGAGGTCAGAGAATCGACAGACAATATGGTGACTGGATGCACATCTGGAACCAATTGACCATGAGCTCTGAACAACAAAAGGGATACTGGAAGATGATTGGTCACACCACCCAATTGACCTACATCACCGACCCATCCTTTGCCGATGTCAACGGACCATGTGCCGGAGCTGCAGGACCTGCTCAAGTATGTGCACCCAGAAAGGCACTACCAGAGACCACCCTATACGTCCCTCTTCAATTCTGGTTCACCAAGAACCCAGGACTTGCCCTTCCTCTTATTGCTCTTCAATACCACGAGGTCAAGATCAACTTGGATATCAGACCAATTGGAGAATGCTTGTGGGCTGTCAGTGACCTTTCCAAAACCAGTGGAACTCAATCCGTTTCTACTGCATACCAACAATCACTTGTTGCTGCTTCTCTTTACATCGACTATATCTTCTTGGATACTGATGAACGCAGAAAGATGGCACAGAACCCTCATGAATACTTGATTGAGCAACTTCAATTCACTGGTGACGAATCAGTCGGTTCATCATCCAACAAGATTAAGTTGAACTTCAACCACCCATGCAAGGAATTGGTCTGGGTTGTCCAGCCTGATGCCAACGTTGACTACTGCTCATCATTGGAAGGAGGAACCACCCTTTACAAGACCCTTGGTGCTCAGCCATTCAACTACACTGATGCCATCGATGCTCTTCCCAACGCAGTCCATGCATTCGGTGCCCCTGATGCAACCTCAGGAGCAACCGCATTCATCGATGCCAGTGGTCTTTTCGAGAGTGACGGAGCAAACGGTGTCAATTCTACTGCATCTTGGGCCGGATTCCAAAGTGGAAACGACCAATCTGCTCTTTCTGATGCAGGAACCTTTGTTCTTGCCGAGACCGCCCTTGACATGCACTGCTGGGGAGAAAACCCAGTTGTCACTGCCAAGCTTCAATTGAACGGCCAAGACAGATTCTCCGAGCGTGAAGGTTCATACTTCGACGTTGTCCAACCATACCAACACCACACCAGAGCACCCGATTCTGGTATCAACGTATACTCATTCGCTCTTAGACCTGAGGAACACCAACCTTCAGGAACTTGCAACTTCTCCAGAATCGACAATGCTGTCTTACAACTTGTCCTTTCCTCTGGAACCGTCGCAGGTGTCTCCACTGCTAAGGTCAGAGTCTATGCTCTATCTTACAATGTGCTAAGAGTCATGTCGGGTATGGCGGGAGTTGCCTACTCAAACTGAGTATTTTATTTAAAGGTCATTTTAATTTTATTAACTCGATTTTTATGTGAAGTCAACTAAATAATTTTTATATTGTAATAATAATTATTTACGTCTTAATCGAATAACATTCTCTTTATAGATATTTTTTTTCATTAATAATTAATAGCAAAATAATGGAAATGTAATTTAATTCGTTACTTTCTTCTGGACTCGCATTTATATTTTCCACATTCTCTATCTTTTGTCACTGTATTTAAATGTCTTTGACGTATTTTCTTATATTTTTCAATAAATTTTTCATGACTAAAAAATGATTTCATAAAATTGCATTCACGACAACAACTTTTACTGTTATTTTGCGTATAGCCTTCTTTATTATTAACTCTATCTATGCCATTTTTATGTTTTTCATCATTTTTTTTACCACAAATGTAACAATCGTGCTTGATTATATTTAGAAATTCTTCATATGTGAGTTGAAATTCTAATGATCTTTGCACAGCAGACTGTTTGTATGAACTATATGTTACTTTTTTTGTATTCGGGTAACTTTCTGGGTATAGATTTCCAGGGAATAATCCTAAATATGACATTGAATGCTCAACCCGACGCAGAAAAACGTCATGATGTAAAGAACCTTTCATATAATTACACATTGAACAACAAGCAACACAATTATTATTGCTGTATCCTAAGTAATTGTCCAGTCTATCAACCCCATTGAAACCTCTTTGAATATTTACAGTTCCACAATAATAACAAGGGTTTTGTGCAATCAATTCATACTCATCCATAGTGAGTTCAAAATGAATGTTCCTATGATTGGATGATTGGATGTATACACCATATTGACTCTTAATATTCTCTATTTTTCTGGCATTAATTGCTGCAACTGCATCAGGGTTATTTTTTCGCCATTTGGAAGCATTTTCTGCATTTTTCTTCAAATAAGCATTTTCGTCTTTAGCTCGTTGTCTTTCACGGTATTTTTTCCACGTTCGGACTACTTTATCCCAGTTATTTTTTTGCCACTCTTTTTTCCGCTTTTTACGGGCCTCTGTTGAATCATAAATACGTCCTTGTGCTCTACGGTGTTCCTGGTCACGTTTTCTATCTTGGGTCTTACCATTATTACGACAGTGAATACAAGTCAATGTTTCAGACGAACGTTCTCCCACAAAGGCTTCCTTATTATGAGATTTTCCGCAAGAAGTGCACATTTTGGTATTCGATTCACTGTCACTGGAAGCATTTGCTGCATTTTGTGCCTTTGCTTCGTTGCGTTTCGCCTTATCTTTCGTTCTTTCGGCCATACGACATGGTTCGCAACGTTTGAATTGGCCATCTGGGTCCAATACATTGCGACATCCTCGTATATATTGAGTGCATGGAACTTTTCCAGATTCTTTTACTTGGTCCAACCAAATATCATTTTCGTGCAATTTACAGTAGGAAGTATCGCCGTATTTTTTGTATTGACATTTTTCATGTTCACATAGATTTTGGAGATGAACTTCACGCATTTTTTTATTTTTCTGTTTGCTACGGTCTCTACAACCATTGCATATTTTTTGGTTTTGTAAATAAAACGCCTTCTTGCATCCAGTGCAAATGGACAACGATGCTAATTGATTCGCATCATAAGCATTCATATATTGATGATTCTTACAAAATTTCGTATTTTCATCTTGAGCATTGTATCTACAATCATTCATGTGACGGTCTTTTCCTTGGCATTTAGGCATTTTGGAGATTATAAAAAAATAGAGCTACTCGCTTTATATTGTTTTTGATGTAATGTATATTAAGTTGTGTATGGAATGGCGGGTTTACAAAAGAATATATTTGAAATTCAGTATTTTACACAAAAATAAAAAATTCAATTTTCCACTATTTTTTTCTAATTTAGCGGATTTTACAGTAGGACATCATTTAATCATCGGTCTTTCGGCCTTTTGTCTTTTCTGATGATATTGGGTCTTCATTGGTTTGTCTCCGTATACTTCTATTGTAGCAATATTATCCGATTCAGGTAACTCTAACCCTAAATAATTTCTTTACAATGGTTTCCAATATATGCATGATATGGCAGTCATTTTAAGCTTGTAATGTATGTTAAGTTATATATGGGATGGTGGGTTTCAAAAATAAAAAAACTTTAGTGATTATATAAATTTATAAAAATAACTTAAATCAAAATAGTTTAAATAAAATAATGACGGTTATAAAAATATTTTCAAACGCCGAAGACTTAACTGAAGGTATATATGGTCAATGTTTATGTTGGTTATTAGAAGTAATATACTACCTTGAAAAACACAATATACATAATATAAATGATGAGAATACAAAAGTCATTTTTGATATAAATACTTTAAATAATAAAAATTTAATACCTAAGTTCATCCAACCAAAAAAAATATATGATATTGATAAATATTTTGAACCTATTGAAATATCACTTAAAGAATATAAAATAAAAAATAAAATTGGTAGTTTACCACTGAATGTAGAAAGTTTTGAAAAAACAAATAAAATTTTCAATAAATACTTCAAATTCAATGATTTTATCATAGATGAAATCAATAAAATGAATATTAATAGTAAAACATTAGGAGTTCATTATCGTGGAACAGATAAAAATTATGATACCAATCAAGCGAATTTTTTAACTATAAAAGAGATGATATCATTTGTTAAAGATTACATGGAAAATAATGACATTGAGCAAATTTTTTGTTGTAGCGACGAACAATCATTCATAAATGAAATTGACATGTTATACCCTAATAAAGTAATAGAATTCAAACAATTAAGATCAAACATATCTTCAACAGATGGATTTTTTAGAAATGGGCATAGACAAAATAGTAACATGATGGATAAGCTGACGTATTCTTGTATAATTGATATGTTGGCGTTATCTAAATGCGCTACAATTATTAAAACATCAAGTGCTTTATCTTCTTTTTCAAAAATATTAAACCCTTCTCTTAAGTTGTATACTGTTTCTGCTATGAAAAGACCATGGTTTCCTGCCGCTGTTGCAGAACGATATAAATCAGAATCAGAAGAAATTATGAAAATTTTAAAAAGGACAATGATAAATGATGCTTATAATAAATTTTAACGGATTCTTTATTTAATCATCGGTCTTTCGGCCTTTGGTCTTTTCTGATGATATTGGGTCTTCATTGGTTTGTCTCCGTATACTTCTATTGTAGCAATATTATCAGATTCGGGTTGGTATACTATTTTACGCAATTGATTCGTTAATTCTTTATAGCAATCTGTGACATTTGCAATATATTCTTCATATCGGTCATTTTCCGCAATAGGTGGAGTTCCATATTTGGACTTGTAAATACAAGGTCTCATCTTGTGTTTATTTGAAACATTACTATAGACACCAGCATATAACCGAAGGTCTTGACTGACATTGGCATATAAAGATGTGTAATAATTAGGAACATTATTGGGGTGATTATTGTGAAAAAATTGGTAGCCATCATAGAAACCACATTTTTCACAGAAATAACATAATTGTTCGTATAGTTTTTCACTATGTGACGTATAACATCTACCGTAGTCTATGATTTTTGGAATATATTTACTGGTAAACTCGATTTTTTCACCGCATTCTAAATGGTATGTGTAATGAATCTTTCCACCTTTTACAGGTTCATATAATAGAACATTGTTCATATGTAAATCGTTATGGGTAAACACTTCACGGTTTTGATGTAGAAAATAGTATACTTGAAATAAACATTTTATCAATTCGTCATATTCATACTTCATTTTTTTTACATAATGGTTAATTGTAACAGAATCTTTAAAATATTGTAGCAGTAAGGAAAGTCGTAAAGGATTTTTACAGCTACCTTTAATTAGTTGTCCTTTTGTTTTCGAATTAAAAACAGTTGGTTGGTAAGACAGTAACGATTCTGGAAATTTTGTATTGTTTGAATTGTTGAATAATAATGTATAGGTCATCACCAAGCAAGGATAATTATCGCATAAATCATTCAGTAACCGACCATTCAAGTATTCGTAAAATATGTTATCATTTTGGAAATTTTCATTGGTAGATACTTGAGGTATTTTCAAAATAGCATGACTTTGGTAGTGTTTTTTCTTATAAGGAAGTAAATAAATACTACCATTAGTCGATTGCGCTCCTATTCTTTCTATTGCATTCATGTCTACTAATTTGAAATCGACAAACCCTTTGAAATATTCGTAGATTTTGTCACTTTCTTTATTAAATGCAATACAGACTCCTGAATCGGAGCAAATTCCTTGTAAATAGTAAGAACGAAGACGTTTTTTGAAATGTTTTTTACTGGTATTGGTTTTGAAGCGATACGCAGACGATATCTTTTCCAATGCGTTTTTCCTTTTTGTTGCTGAGCTCATTTGTGCGCTATTACGGGCCTTACTTGGACTCTTCTTGGCCGAACCCTTATTTGGACTCTTCTTGGCCGATCCCTTACTTGGACTCTTCTTGACCGAACCCTTATTTGGACTATTCTTGGCCGAACCCTTATTTGGACTCTTCTTGACCGAACCCTTATTTGGACTCTTCTTAGATGCCGAAGTTTTCTTTTCTAAAACTGGGAAAACCGACCCTAATGGCCCGAAAAATGGACTACTTGTAGATGACACACTAGACCCCGATGAAGATGTATTGGAAGTATTGGATGCACTACCCGATGATGTGCTGGGTGATGAATCATAAACTTCTATAGGCATTATACTATAGTGTCATATTTTTATCAGGAAAATGCATATAGATATATTTTATTAAATACATCCAATGATGCGATTGCTAAAGAATCCACTTTTATTTCTGTTGTCACTATTTTCTACAGTTTACTGTTTGAAGAAACCAAATCCTCGAATTCTCGTAGATCAAAACATAAAAGCCAATGCCAAAAAATGGTTCATTAAACGAGCGGAAAAGTCTGGTATTCCATGGACTCAATATGTAAATACATACAAAAACAATATCGAACTAATCCAGTCTTACAAAGATAAATACGAAGATACTTCTCTCGTTTACCCCAACTATTATTTACAACCTTTTCATGGATATGATTCAGGTAATATGGACTGGGACTCAGCAGTAGAAGTAAAACCCGCAACCTACAGTATATCATCACGTTATTGGAAAAACACAGACCCTTATACAGCCGAACAATGGATGCGTAATAATGCAACCAATGCAATACAAACTTATTTATCTCACCAAACCGATTTGACAGTAAAAACAATAATGGATATGGGCTCTTCTACAGGTATATCCACTAATTATCTTCAACAGGCTTTTCCCGAGAGCACTATATTAGGTATTGAATTGAGTCCTCATTTTCTCTCCATTGCTTTGTATGAATCCGACCTTGCAAGCGATAATTTACATTACTTGCATGCCAATGCTGAAAATGTTCCTTTACCAGAAGGATGCTTTGATATGATAACTTGTCAATTTCTACTGCACGAGGTCCCGTATTATAATACTTTAGCCATTTTGAAAGAAGCACATCGATTATTAAAAGTAGACGGGGTTCTGGCCATTTTAGATTTAAACCCCAATAGTGTTAAAGCCCGTCTACAAGGCAATTTATTTCGCCAATGGGCATTTGAAAGAACAGAACCACATATACATGACTATTACAATCATGATATGAAACAAACCATGTATGAATGTGGTTTTGAGTCAGTTGTGCAAACCAAAAACGACCCATTGAATTCACTATGGGTAGGGAAAAAAACGGGAGTGAAAATTCAAACCCCTAAACTGGTTAAATATAGACATGTTGAGCAACCACCATTTGACTCACGAAAGAAGAGTAATTTGTGTCCATTTCCCTGTCCATCCTTACGTAAGTAGAGTTGACATCATCAATACACAGATAAGTTTCTACAGTAGAATAATGATGATGCAATTCCAAAAGCAGATAATAAAATAAATATATCGCACAACCAACTAAATACATTTTCTAAAGTATGATTAATTAGTAATCCAACTTTAGGGGAAAATGTTGTTTTCAATTTTTCGTTGTTTTCTATCTTACGCAAAAGGCTTATTTGTCAGTGGTAGTGTGTATATGCTCTCTCAACACATGGATAATACAATCAGTAAACCCAGTTTGGAACACTTGAAAGAAAACAATAGAGAACTATATGAAGAAGGTCAAACAACGGTGGTGACGAACCTGATTGTAGTGAGTCCTGTTTTATATTTGTTTGTGGATCAAATCATATTGGACCATAATGCATCCTTTTCATGGGTAAAATTCTTTAGTCTAATCGTGTTCCAAAATATCGGGTATTTTTTCGCTCATCGAGAAATGCATCGCAATAAATCTCTCTACTGGATGCATCACTTTCATCATTTATATGAAAAAGAATTGATTATACCCAGTATTGCAAATGCAGTAAGTGTATATGAATTTTTGTTAGCGTATGCATCGCCAATAGTAGTAGGTGGTATTCTACTGCATTCCAATGAATATGAATTCATTTTGGCCATCGAAACAATTAGTGTTTTCAATTTACTCATCCATACATATGAACTAATGAATAAACAATGGATACCTGGAATGGTGTCTCCACGTAAACACATTGAACACCATCGAGTTCGTAATAAACATTACTCGGCACCCATCATTGATATTGATGCAATAAGTAGTGGTTGGGAAATGACCGAATAAAGGCTTTGTAAAGGATACCCGCTCCCATTCCCCATACAAATATAGTGAATAACAACCATGCAAAATCGTGTAAATAAAAAATTGTAGCTAAACATAAAAATGTGCTGTAGAAAAAACGCAATGAATTTGGTCGTGGTTGTTGTTTCTGTTGTTGCATATCATGAATTATTCTTGTCTATCTAATATAATAAAAGGAAATCATTTATTAGATTATACCCACCACATCTATCTTCTACAAAAAATGACTGAAACCAATGGTCGAATATTGACTATCCAAATCCCTGTAGATATATGTAATATTTGTCGTATTGCCGAAATCAATATGATGTGCGTCGAAGATATATTTTTGTGTAAAGGATGCAATACGAAAAATAAATTGGTTCATTTGTGTGAGTTTTGTTTTTCCATGTCTTATATTACTCATGTAAATTCAATGGAATCTACAGGAGAACCTGTGTGTTTTCTTTGTAGTAATGATAGTATGCATTGGGTTTAAGGGCTTTACTTTTTGACAAAATTCATAGAGAACTTCTTTGCATCATTCGGGATGGTTCGGACTGAATTATAAATGTTTTCCATTTGCAATCCGAGAGAAGAATCTTCTTCTTTATTTGAACCTTTTTCTTCTGAACCAGTTTCACTGTCTGCTGTTCTCCAAATTAAATTGGCTTTACCACCAAACCAACCACAACCAGCTTCCGCAGTGTCGACTACAGGTTCTACTACAGGTTCAATAATGGTTTTGACGCTTTCACCCGCTTTTTTCACAGTTTCGATCAATTCATTATTTTTCTTCTTAAAACGTCTCAATGTAGGTCTGTAAATAATATTCCAATGGTCGGTCAAGAATTCTTGCATATCTTCTACTTGTTCACATACTGATTCTTGTGCAATAGTAACATTACCCTTGAATTTTTCAATAAGAGAGTGATCATTGACAAGTTCTTTGTATTGTTCGAATTTTTGCATCAAAAACTGGTTACCGTCAATCTTACGGTCCAAACGGTCAATGGCCAATACATTTTTTATTTGGTTGCTGAGATTCTCACAATCGCGATGGAAAGTCAAGTCTTTTTCCATCTTCTTGTATGTTCCAGAGCACCAATCGTAAGATAATACACCAGCAATGACCAAAGAAGCAACACCGCAACCAATGTTGACATAGTGTCCAAAAGAATAGTCTTCTAAGAAGAAAATTGCACCAGCATTTGCACCACTTAAAATGGCTAAAGGAAGGTTCATATATTCGATGCGCTTTTTGAAAGCAAGATATTGTTGATTGGATAATTCACTTAGTTTAGAGACATTTTGTCTCATAATATCTAATGATTTCTCAATAGAATCGTTCCACTCGATTTTTACCATTGTTTGAATACTATAGAGTATTATGTGATTTTTTTATTTTTACGGTCCTTCAAAAATAAAAATAATATTTTTTACAATAAAACGTATTTAAAGAGATTGTAGAATAGTCTACTAAAACCTCTATAGAAAAAACAATCATGCATACTCAACATCAATGGCTGTTATCTACTTTATTAGAATTTTATCAAAAACCAGAGCATTTAGAAACGTTGAAACAAATTGTAAACCGTGAATATATGGTCAATGAGCATAAAAAATTATCGATTCGTATGGTCAATTGGTTTGTGACCAATTATGCTAAACAATATTTTACTGTATATGATGTCCCTGGTAATACTGAGGGGGAACAAGGAAGACGTTTCTTTGTATGGACCAATTACAAATCAACTGAAGATAGTTATTCGAAACAAATGTTTGACCCTTACTGTAGAAAAGAACGTATATTAATACCTTACAATGAGGAACAACGAATCGAAACCACAATAGGTCAATTGCATTTTTTCAAATGGGCCATTATGAATAAAGTGCTCGATTATATTGTGCAGCACTTTGATGCCATTGAGAAGGACATGTCTTCGCGACTCAATACATCCCGTAAAAAGACGGATGAACTATCTACTGCTGGTAAAACCCGTAAAAAGCGCGAAGAATTATCGATAAATGCCTGTAGGAGTATAAGAAAGGAATTTTTATCTACAGAAGTTCGCTTAATATAAGATAAAATCACACAAAATTATATAAATCGAAAGTAAAGCATTCATATAATTGATTGATTTGATGACAAAATATGTCATGGCTAAAATATTGTTGCCAATAGAAATAAAAGGCAGTAAAAATGATTATCATTTACATAGCGACAGAATGAACATAGAATTTGAAACATGCACGTTTTTACCTCCCAAGACAACAAATGAAAGTAGTGAATTGATTAGTAGATTATTTTCTTTCTACGGTGAAACACAACCAAATGATACTTATTCAGATTTCGAAAATACGGAAGAAGAGGATGAGGACGAAGAAGAGGAAGATTACGAGGAGGACGAAGAGGATGAAGAGGAACATGAAAATGCAGTAGTAAAATATGATCATTCAAAATACGCTCACCCACCACAAAAAATAGACAACAGCACAATGGCCTTGATTATACGGCCACATGAATATGTTTCTCAATTTAAAAAAAATAGATTGAGGACAACTTTCAAGAAAAATCCGCCATTTTTGAGACGAACCCGACGAATATATAAGACGTCAGACCATTTTAATTCAAATACATAGGTCTTTGTTCTGGTTCAATACCAAACTTTTCGGGCATGACCATTGGGGTTTTTTCCATTACATGGAGAGAATACAATGGATTGGGTTTAAACTGTAGAGATGGTTGTGGTGTTTCCAAATTGGTCGATCCGATTCCAAATAAATATGATTCTACTGCACAACTATTTTCAGATAAATTCGATGCGGCAATCCGAGCTGGTAATAAACCATCACCAGGTAGGTTTGTTTGATATGCTTGTCCTTGTGGACTATGGGTATACATGATCGATGTGTGTCTTTTTAAATATGCATTTTTCTCTAAAGCATAGTTTCCAGGAGTATTTTTATTACGGGTTGATGCCATGGTTACTTATATTGTATAATTATATTTGATAATAAGATTTCAATTGTTGATATTCTTTGCACGATAACAAACTACTGTTTCCTCCATACAAATAATACCATATACAAGAATAATAGTAATGAAATGTATCGTAAGAACAAAGCACTGCTTGTCCTATTTTGTGCTCAGTAGAAAACATTCGACCTGCAGCATATAAATACAATTCTCGGAAATGCACGCAATCTTTCGTCAAGTCGAATAGTTCGTCCATATATGTTTCTACGGTTTTACTATCATACATCAATTCATCTTGTGTTACTGGGTCTAAATCACCGAAGTGACATAGTTTTCCATTATAATTGTATTTCTCCAATGGATTAAACTGAAATACTTTGCGAACACACTCCCTATATTCGGTATCATTACTGTAGACAATATAAGATGGCAAATGGCTAAAGTAATCTAAGTAGGATGATTTCGAAGTTGCCATTATGATTTTCTCTCAATATGTGTAAATCACATAGAATTATTTCTATATGAATTACTAAAGTAAGTAGTTTTTTATTTATGTAGTTTGTTTATTTTCTGCCCTTTCTGCGGCTCTTTCTGCCACCCTTTCTAGACTTTCTGGATCCACGTCTCTTGGTGGATTTCTTTCCCTTGGTTCTTCTTGATCTACGTCTCTTTCCGCCATATTGTGACGTGCCATTTAAGACTCCTCCTGTTGATGGTGCTCCGGTTACTCCTGCCATAATAGTATATGATTACTGTAGAAAAAAATGAACGCCCCTTCCAAGAAAAATTAATATCCAGAAACCATGGGTTGCGATTTTTCGCTAAAGTATTTCTCTTGCATATCTCTCGAAGATTTTCCTCCACGACTCCATCCATCTAAAGCTAACTCTTCTACAGTATTTCCAGCATTGGCCTTCTTTTCAGCTTCCATTGGGTATTGGTCCAAAGGAAAGAAATTCTTTTCCATAACAGTAGAAACACTTTTCTTTCCTCGCACGGATTCACCTTGGAATAATTGGGATTCCAATGTTGGGTCACATGAACCTCTTCCTAAATAAGGAACAGTCAAAAATTGTCGGGTTTGTAAAGATAACTTCTCTTGTGGTCTCTGAGGATCCGTTTTCCATAGCAAATTTGATTCATGGTCTACAGTAGAAGCACCTAAACCTAATCCACCATTGGTTCCACTGACCATCATACCAGGGTATTGGGTAGCAAAATATACGAATTCACGGTTGGATTTTTCGGGTGTGTAATTCGATATTACACTATTCAAATATCGTGTATTTTGAAGCGTGCGCTGTGATTGATCGATAGGGTCATCGCCTAAACGTGCCGATTGATTGAAGGTGTAATCTGCCAATGTATTGTTAAACATAATAATATTTTATATACTGTAGACATACAAAATATTTGTGCTAAATGGTGATGATGTAATAAGAATATGATTTTTATGCTCCCGTGTGACGGACTGCCATTTGACGAGCACATGCAAATGGATTCCCTTCTTTACAAGACACCATACTACCGTAGCAAAAATCTGCAAATGCACCTTGGTCGTTGGGTATAGTAGTATTGGCATTGCTGTAGAAAGGTCGCATAGATTGCTCAAATGCTAAATTATCCTCTAAACTTCTAAATAATTTATTGGAAATTTTGGGCTGTTCTGGATTAATGCTGTCAATCATTGCTTTTGTATTTTCCAATACGTTTGCTTGTGCTTCTTCCGTATAGGCAGCAGGTGCGGGTCGTTTATCCGATGCACGGTCATAGTCCGTCATTAATACATTTTGCATGGGGTTTTCCGAAGTGGAATCCTCAAAAAGAGCTTCACTTAGACCTTTGCTTTGCAAGAAATCTTGCACTACATCACTGGTAAAACCTTCTTGGAAACGGACTTTTTTCTTTTGGTTTGGATTCTTGTTTTGACTATAGTGTAATGCCCAAATAGCTCCTAAAGTTAATGCTCCCATTATAAATGACCGATATGATCGGAAAATGAAATAAAATACAATGGTAATGAGAACGACTAAACGAGAGATAGCATTGAGTTTTTCATTATAAGTCATGGAGGATGTAGGAAATAATTGTAATATGGATTCGGGTGCCAATATTTGATTTGGATTGGTCCCCCAGAATTGTGTTTCTTCTTCCACAGATGTATCTTCCTTTTTTTCTACTATTGTATCTTCTTCCATAGATTAAAAATATATTATACTAATAGGTTTTATTGGTCGAGGATACATCGCCAACCTATCGTCTAAATTTGGATTCTCACTTTTTCGCATTGTTTATCCATTTTAAAGGTATCACAGTTCTTTTGTTTGGGAACAATGTGCAAAACACATTTTGATTTCTCTCCAGTCAATGAGTCGGTGCATCCTTTATGTGCTTTTTTCGTATTACGAGATTTTTTAGTCTTACTGCATCTGGAACGGAAATGTTCATACCGTTCTCTCACTTGTTCATAAACAAGACCTGATTTCTTTTTCAACATTTTGTTTACTAATTCATGTAATTCAAATACATAACGGGAAAAGGTATAACGATTTTTCATACAAGCACTTGTTAATGGCAATGCTTTGAAATTCTTCTTCAGATTGTTTCTACATTTCCCACACGGTAAAACGTTCTGTAATGAGAGAATAAAATCACGATAATGCTTCTTCTCTCGTTTGGTTGGTTTCATAGGATAATTGAAACTCATGGTATGCAAGTAATGCCACATCGGTGGTCCCCATACAGTAGTCAACATACCATCATTGCTTTCGAAATCAGCAGCATTATATACTTTGTTCGTAAAACGGCATTTTCGAGTCTTACTCATAATTATATATAGGTGTGTATTTCCTTTAGAATATAGAGAGAAAATTATGTTGATTTTCAAAACTATAGGGTAAAAACCTAATAAATACAATACATATAGTCTTTCTACAATCCAACTCATATTTTTAAAACCTTAATTTATGACGCAATACAATTCGCCTAAAAACAAATCAAAGAACCCATATTTAGCTTTTTTACAATCACTTGACCAATATAAACACACACCATCTCCGTTAGACGAAAAACAGTGCGGTCATTTGAAACAAATTGTCCAACATTATTATGAAACACATTATCAGTCCTATTATAACAATACAATCCCTTACTACAGTAACATACCTGTTGTCTCCAATATTCAAAGTGGTGAAGATGAAGTGATGGATTCGTATATGAAATGGCAACAAGAACATGAAGTGAATCCAATTCTTACCAATACAGATGAAACCGCTGCTACAATGCAAAAAATACGTGTGTATCGTGGTGGCAATACCAAGAAGAGCAAGTCAAAAGAAAAAGTAGAAATTTACACTGAAATCGAAAGCCTCGATAATCTATTGGATTTAATCAAAGCTCACCCATATGATTGCACAAAAGAATACAACATTGATTTAAAAGCCCTCCATAAAATCAAAAACGAAATCGAGCAATTGAATTCAATGGTAGGATTGGACTCGGTGAAAAATAGTATTTTGAGACAACTCATGTATTTTATGCAAGGGTTCACTGAGGACCCTAATGATAGTGACTATAAGCACACCATTCTTACTGGACCACCTGGAACAGGTAAAACCGAAATCGCTAAATTGTTGGGTAGCATGTATTCCAAAATTGGAATCCTCAAAAATAATGTGTTTAAAAAAGTAACCCGCACGGATTTAGTAGCAGGATATTTAGGACAAACCGCGATCAAAACACAGAAAGTATTGGATGAATGTTCAGGTGGCGTGTTATTTTTAGACGAGGCCTATAGTTTACAATACGATGACAGTTATTCTAAAGAATGTGTGGATACCTTGTGCGAAGCCTTGAGCGATAGAAAACAGAATCTAATGGTCATCATTGCAGGATACACCAACGAATTGGAGGCAAACTTTTTCCGCATTAACTCAGGATTGAAATCACGATTCCTCTGGAAATTCGACATTGAACCTTATGATGTAAATGAATTGTATTGCATTTACAAACACATCGGCGAAACACGTAAATGGGCTTTAGCGAATGAAATAACCGTAAATTGGTTCGATGACAAGAAACCGCATTTTCAAGACAATGGCCGTTCAATGGAACAATTATTTTCCTACAGTAAGATTGCTCATGCACAACGAATCTACGGTAAGGATCCACAACTACGAAAAACAATGACCATTGTAGATATGGAAAAGGGGTTTGAATTGTATCAAGAATATGGACATTCAAAAAAAGAGAACAATATATATTTAGGATTATATACATAAACAATTTTTATAGTCTTTTTTTATGAGTAGCAGTGAGGGAGAACGAAAACAAATCACTATCAATCCCGAACATTTTAAAATAGCCTCTGGCACACGGAAAAAGCGGGAACCCACTACGCCTAAAATAAAAGTCAAAGCTCCGCCTAAAAAGGAGAAAAAAGCCAAAGCATCTACATTGAAACGCAATTTAGTGAAAATGTTACGGAATTTCCAAGAAGACCAAGAAAAGAAAAACCGTAAAAAAGATTCCAAGCCTTTATTGGTTTCCAATAATAATGATAAACAGCAGTCACAAACACCATTGCCTGCTAAAAGTGACTTTGAAAGTTCTGTCGAATTTTTCCAATCATTGGAGAAAGCCAAGCAAGATGAAGCAAAACATAGGCAACCTAAACCACGACAAAACTTTACATTGAAATCACATACACCTACTGCAGAACCTACCAATGTAACCAATGTAAGTGCAGTAGGACAACCGATTTCAATATCCAATCCCCATCATGTGAACAATAATCATCCTACAATGCATGTAAAACCACCACCCTATGGTTGTCTCAAAAATGGTTCAAAACCTACTTATCGAGTATGGCGACGACAAACACAAAAGAATTACCCAGCACCGAATCCGAGCACACCAATACAACAACCACACAATTCTTCTACAATTCCAAAACCTCATCCAAAACCTTTTATTCCCAAAAGTATTTTGTCCGTGCCACCATCACCAAAACAAATGAATTATGAAAACCAACTCCGTGATACAATACGAGAAATGAGTTTACAAGAACAACACGATAAATTCAGGCAAAAGCAACTTCAGCAGCAATTACCAAAGAGCAATACAAACTCATTATACAAAAAGCGGAAAAAGCAAAGACGTATTCTACGGCGAACATTTCGAACAGGAAAATCCAAAGTGCATCCACGGGTTTCCGTATTGGTATCCAATAAGACCATACGCAATAATACGAATTTGAAAATGACCGAGCTTCGTGAAACACCGATCCGAGATGTAAAACAATTTTTGAAAAAACAAGGGTTTATAAAAGTAGGAACCAATACACCAAATGATGTATTGAGACAAATGTATGAATGTGCCAATTTAATCTGTGGTGAAGTGAAAAATCACAATTCCGAAAATTTATTGTATAATTATTTTAATGATGACACCGAAATGCTATAGTAATATGAAGTAGATAAAACTGTAAAACAGTGTATAATTAACACCATTTGATTTTGAAAAAAGCTTTAGGGAAAATTTTGTGCATGTTGAATATACTTCTACAATTATGAAGGTCCAAACCACCCCCCAGCAGTATAACGTTGCCGAAATGTTGCATCAGTGTGATGAACAGCTTGGAACGATGCCGAAGCATGGAAGACGAAGAAAACAGAAAAAGGCAAATGAAAAGGAGATTCTATTGCACTTGTTTGACGATGAATCTGATGACGAAAAAAGTAAATCATTTCGAACCATGTTTTCTAATTATACGCATTTATCGGACAAGGAAAAGGGGAAATTGGACGAATCATTTCATACTGCCAAAAATAGTAGCCAGATGCAGTATATCCAGTTACTTGAAAACAAAGATAAAAAAATAGTAGTGGCGAATGGACCTGCTGGAACTGGAAAAACGATGTTTGCTACTGAATATGGAATCCGTTATTTTTTGATGGGCAACTATGAGAAATTAATTTTTACACGACCGTCTGTATCGGTAGATGAAGATTTAGGATATTTACCTGGTTCAGTAGAAGAAAAAATGGCGCCTTGGGTTCGTCCCATTTATGATATATTGTATAATTTCTTTTCATCGAGAGAAATCACTCAAATGCTGGAAGAAAAAACCCTTGAAATCGCACCATTGGGTTACATGCGTGGAAGAACCTTTGAAAATGCGTATATTGTGGCAGATGAAATGCAAAACTCAACTGTGTCTCAAATGAAAATGTTGTTGACACGTTTAGGAGCCAATAGTAGATTAGTCATTACAGGGGATTTAGATCAACATGATAGACACTTTGAAATGAACGGTTTAGAAGATTTTCTACAGCGATTTAAAGGAAAGAGGTCATCCAGTATTAGTAGTTTTGAATTTGAAAAAAGTGACATTCAACGTGAGGAAGTAGTAAAGGAAGTCTTGGATATTTATGGTGGAGAAACTGCTCCAGATTATTCTTCTTTGAGCGAAGAAAGTGAAGAACCTCTTGTATAAGAATAGGGGGATTTTAGGATAGATTGATGCTTCATATTTTCTCTCTATGAATAATATAGAAACGTATTTCTTGAATCATGGCAAAAAATGTATTTTCTTCTATAGTAAACAAGTCGGGTAATATTTCGAAAATATCGAATGAGGTATTGCATAATCGGTTTATTTTGTATTTTATCTTCATTTTAGCGGTAGGTAATTTATTTCATTTCGTTTTTTCCAATGATTTGATGTCTGTTGGTGTATTCATTGTATCTGGGTTATTGACATCATTCTTTAGCAAAAATATGGTAGTCATTATGGTTATTTCTATGGTAGTCACGAATGTGATTCGTGTTGGTGGTGGAACGGAAGGATTTGAATCAAAAGGAGGAATCATGGAAAATATGCAAGACGCATTAAACGCAATAGAGGAATTGGAAGATATGGAAGGTGAAGGAGAGTCGGATGAGGAGGAAGAGGATGAGGAGGAAGAAGATGAGGAGGTAGATGAGGAGGTAGATGAGGAAAAAACAGAGGAAGAAATGGCAAATATAGAAGGTTTTCATAATAGAGTTGATTTGTCACGTCAGTCAATGGTTGCAATCAACAAGGCCATCACAAAAGCACTGGATAAAAAATTTAAAGCAGCAGAAAAAAAGTAAACAGAGAGAAATCTATCATGCTAATATAATATCATATGGATAGTATTTTAGCCGTTCTATTATTTTTAATCGTATTTTTTATTGCACAAGATGCACATATATGGGTGATTGTATTTATTGCCTTCTCTCTTTTGTTTCAATTGAAAACAACCAATCGTCAATACTATTTACTTGGACCTATGGTATTGTCATTTTTAGGATACTTTTATTACAATGACTGTAGAATCGATAGTTTTCAAAGTCGAGAAGGGTTTAAAATCAACTACAAAAACCAACGTAAATTAGCAAAGAAAAAAGCCAATCGGGCAGGCAAATACCAAAAGAAAAACATCAAGGTGAAAAAAAAATACAAAAATGCCAAAATCGAATACAAAAAATATATGAAAATAAATGACGAAAAGTGGAAAAGTCTTAAAAAAATCATAAAAGACAGTGTAAATGAACCAGAAAAACCAGGACAAACCATCCAACAAGCATCAGTAGTAAAAACAACGGACAAAGGTATTAATACGAATCAATATGATAAAACAACCGAATCACAACAAGGTCCACCAATGCCATAATTATTATTTTCTCTACAGTAATACTATAGAGGTCAACCATGTCAACAATTTTAGTATTGTGGGTTATCAGTATTGTATATGTCCTATTGTTTCATGTTTCATTGAAACCAGCATTAGCCAGTATCATTTTATATTGGATACTATACATTTTACAATACAAAGACAGATTATATATTTCTCTCATCACTTTATGGATCGCATTTTGCATACCAATATTCTACGATTCAATGAAAGTGGAAAATTTCGCAACTTTAGAGGAAATTTCCGAAGATTTGCATACTATGCAACGCATTATGTTGAATAATGAAACACGACGAATGAAAGCGGAAAAGAAACTATTGGACAACCAATTGTTTATCTCAAAGGAGATGCATCGTAATTTCAATGCAAGTTAATTTTTACCTACACAATCTTATACTATACAACAAGTTTATTGTATTGCATAATTATATAGAGTAACTATAAATAAACAAATCATATTTAAAAATGGTCAAAGGTATTGGTCGTAAAATTACTGGCGCAATTAAAAAGCCAATTGAGAAATTGTCCAAAAGCTTAAAGATTATTTCGAAAAGCATTAATAAAGTAAAAAAGGTCATTTTGAAACCAATCAAAGTGGTTTTGAAACTGATTACCAATATTATAAAACTGATTGTGGATTTCATAAAATCCATATTTTTGTATATAACATGTGTAATAAAATTGCTGACTAATTTCCATAAATGTGCACTGTATTACTTTTTAGACATTATAAAATATATTTTTCTCTCAGTGGTATTATTTTTCGCAGTTATTATTACTTCTCTCTCACAAGGAAATGTCAAAAAGGTATCGAAAAATATAATCAAGTATTGGAACACCATGAAATACTCCAATAGTATTATGAATGATTGTTATCGTTGTAAAGCCAAAAAACCAGACAGCACAAGTATATGGGATACTCTGAAGAAAATGTATGAAGAACAAATGAATCCAGCCGAACGAGAGAGTCCATTCAACTTTTTCACTATATTTATGTATTGCTTGTTACTCATATTCATCATTTTATTTGGACGTAAAGCACTATCTTCTATTGGCGGACTAAAACGTGAGTCACAAATGTTCATCTTACTACTGATTGCTGTGGCATTTGTTATGTATGTATTATCAGTAGGTGCTTCTTATTTCTACAATAGCCAGGTTGGATTACCAAACAAAGAAAAAGGCAGTAGAGTCGATTCAAAACAATCAACCCTGTCATTTTCTTATATTATTATTCTACTATTGGCCCTTGGTCTTATGTGTGGTGTGGTTTATCATTTATTCAAAAAGATATCTTCACCTATTGGAACCGCCTTGATTGGGTCAATGGTTCTTTTGTATTTTGGAGCAATATTGGCATTGTATTTATACAATCTACAAGGAGGTGATTTGTAAGAATTTCTCTCTATAAATAAAATGGCAAAAAGGTCTTTACCGAGTAGTGCATTACTAAACAACTTTACTTGGCCCATTATTGTTGCGCTCATTTTAATCATTATCTATTTATATTACCAATTGTCTTTAGGCAATTCATCAAATGCTTCCATAGGAGCAGCATCATCAACTATGTCTACTGTTTTATATCCACCGAATCATTCAAATCATCCTTCCGTTATTCAAGCAGTAAGTAGTGTTCCAATACAAGATGTTCGTGGGGACGTTGGTCGTTGTGCCATTGGGGGAGGAACTGTAGGAGACCCTTTGAACAATCCATATGTTCCTCCTATTAAATACGATGCAGGAGGATTAATTTCAGCCCCTTTAGCTACTACATCTGGTCGGGTGCCAATAAATGTTCCTACTCAACATTATAATACGCAATACAATCAAGTTGGAATTTTGACAAAACAGTTTGGATCGAACCACGATATATTACCTTTGATGGGAAGACGCACAGTCACCTCGAGAGATAAATGGCAATATTATACAGTAGCAGGTGGTGGTGCTGGAGGTAATTTGCAAACCAAACTTCCAGTGAAGGCCAAAAACCGAAATTGTTCGTCGGAATATGGATGTGACGAAATATATAGTGGCGATGAAGTATATGTGGAAGGGTATCAGGAATTATTTCGTGCGACCATTTACGAAAATGGGATGTTTTCATACATACCTATATGAAAAAATATATATCGGGGTAATATAAAATGGCAGTAGAATTGAGAGAAAATAAAGAACACAAGAAAGGAACTTTAGAGTTTTTATTTTCGTATCAAGAAAATGACGAAAATGACAATGATGAAGAGAAACTGACTTATTTTACAGAATATTCTTATGGTTTTCCACAATCCAATACACAAACAATCGAAATGAAACAAAACACATATATAGCAGAATCCTTGCGCATTACACCGAAACTACATAAAGGAAGCCATGATGCTGAATTAGTGGTTATACATAGTCATAAATCGAGATTCGGTAAGGAAGTCAAATTTATGGTGTGTTTCTATTTGAAAAAAGCCACAAATGATGATGTTTTTTCGTCTAAACAACCAGATATTCAGCTACCATTGAAAACATTGTCTTTAGATACATGGATGTCTCATGAAAAGAACCCACAATATTATAAAACTCGTAATGATTATCATGTAGTGATTTGTCCTGGTCCACTGACAATCAATGGTGATGATTTGAATCAATTACAAGGCAATAGTAAAAGTCTGTATAAAGAATTAATGGAACCAGAAGTATTTGATGTGCTTCGAAGTATTGTGACTTTACAAGATAACTCGACAAATCGAGTCATTGATACTTCTACTGCCACATTGAATCGCAAATTAGTGCAACAAGAGTCTACTGTAGTAGAAGGGTTTCAAGAAGGTGACCATAGTTATATGGAATGCGAGATTTTAGAAGGCGATGATTCAGACGAATATGAAGAATATGCATTGTCTTTTAAGGAGACTTCGTTTCGATATTGGTATACATCCGTTGCCACCGTTGCACAAGGGCTTGTTTTGTTTCTTATTTTTGGTTATGCTATTCCACCGATTGTGATATCAAATGCGAAAACAGTTTGGAGGTTCGCATATCTTGGCACATTCTATGATTGTTTCATTTGGCTCATATTTCTTCTCTTCTTGGTAATGTTTTTTATGAAGGTAGATATAGCTGCAGTGATATTTTCAGGTATATTTTTCTCGAATTTTATTGGTTATTGGACCATATACAAACCACCCAAAGATCAACTACTTGGATTCTATAACTATTTTTTACCATACGGAAACAATCATCTTGAAGATTAAAAATAGGGATGTCCACATACCCCCTGTTCCAGGAGCCCATCTAATAATGTCATAAAATATGATTTCTACTGTAGAAAATATATTTTGATATGGAAGATACAACAATCGAAGCTTCCCTCCTAAATGACAACCTCAAGGTTTTAACGTGGAACAGGGGGTATGGGGGATGTATCCCCCATTTAGACCATAGAGGCACCTTCTATTTTTTCTTGGACAGGTTTGAAACTGGTTTCAGTGTATGTTTCTACTATTGTCCCTTTGCCTACAGGTGCTTTTTCACGAATGATTTCTTCTTCTAAAGATACTTCTTTTGGTCCATTGAGATCGGCCATGACTTTGTCCTTTTTAGGCTGTGATGGAGTGTGTCTCAATAAAGGAACTTTAGGAGTTGCTTGAGTGACATTTGCACTACGACGAAGAAGTTCATAGGCTACCACAATTGTCAAAACGCCTAAAATAGGTGTAAGATACAAAACCATATATAATGTAAATATTATGATTAATGCCATACCAAAGTTAGAATTGACATAGGATACTAAAAAGTCAGGCGTGGATACAGGGTAAATTAAATAAACAATGAAAAGAACCAATAGTATAATCTCTAAAGGAGATATCGAATTCAACGTAGGGAATTTCATTATATTGTGTCACGAGAATAAAATGTTTAGCGATGTTATAATATAACAATGGATGAAGAACCTTTGTTAGAAAATAAATTTGTTGCCGATACAATTACAGTAAATGATGATAGTAATTCTATACTAAAAGAAAACAAACGTTATTCCCAACAGTATAATGAATTACGTAAACAAGAAGGAAATCAACAAGACGCAGTTCAGTTGCATACACGGTCTTGGTTGCAAACCGTAAATATGGGTATCGCTTGTATCATTTTAGGCGTATTGATTTACAAGCAAAAATAAATACTCTTATAACATATATAGATGAGATCCAATACAGATATAGTATCATTCAATACGAACTTACAAGGCGCAAACAACATAGTTCATTATATAGATGCATATACTGATTGTGCTACTAATTATGGAGACGTAACACCACTTGATGCAAGCCATTGTTATACAAAAGTTTCAGGTGTATTATACGATTCTTGTGGTAATCCAGTTGACGATACTAAAAACTATTATACAACAATTAGTGGTAATATAGTGAGTGCAGATGGAAGTCTTACATATGATGCTTTGAAAAGTGAAATAATGTCTTCACCTCTTATTTACACTGAAACTGAATTTACTGCCGACCTAACTGATTTAAAAAGACTAGTAAATGGTTCATATGACCCAAGTTTCAATTATATAATAAATCAACATGAAAACAATAAGAAAAAACAAAATGAATTGGATTTTAAAATGAGAGAACTTTACGAAGAAGAAAAGAACGATACTAAAATACTGTATGACAATTCGGTTTTTCTGACAATGACTTATACGGTTTTAGCCACTTCTTTGTTGTATTATTTGTTTGTAAAATTATAAATCCCCATAATATAGAAAAAAGATGTATAAATCTGAATTATTCCAGAACCCACAGACTCCCAGTTATTCCATTACAACAATTCCTTCGCAGTTAATGCCCCAGTCTTCTACAGTAGCATCCAAGGATGTTCAAGAAAAAGAAACAACTTTAGAAGAATTCACAACTGGAGAAGAAAAAATTGGATTGATAAATACAATGGCAAGTCAATATACGGAAATTTCTGGAAATGCAATTCAATATCAGGCATCAAGAGATACACTGAATACTGATAATAAATATGACTTTAGCGGAAATTATTTGCATTATCGTGATGGCAAGCCTACTGTAACAGATGCACTACAAGAAGACATTGAGATTGCTGTAACTCAACGCAATAACTCATATATTGTTGGAATGATTACGGTTGCTACTGTAGTGATTACAACCTATTTAGTATTAAAAAGGAAGTAGAAAGAGGGCATAAAAATATATATCACTATACAATATATATTTTAGTATAATAATAATGTCAGTTATATTTAATGCTACAGATGTAAATAATGTGAAAGAGGTAATAAACAAGCAACAACAATTGAAAGAAGTAGTAGAACACAGTGACGAGAGATTGAAAAAGAAAAAAGACTTTGTTGAAACAAAAGCAAGTAACATAGACCGTATGTTGCTATTGAATCAATCCCATAGCTCCTTGTTGAAGAATTATTTGATTATTTTGTTTATATTTTTATTGGTATGTGGTTCTGTATTGATAATCGTGTTTGTGCAAAAGTATTTAGGCTATAGTAGCACATGGTTAGATATTTTATTGACTGTGATTGTGGGTATTGGAGTAGTAAGTATATTTAATACAATAATGAGTATTCGTAACCGAGACAAAATAGATTTCGATAAAGTCGAAGATGGTGCATTGTTAGCTCCAAAAGATTATGGCAAAAAATTTGAAGATAAAAACGAAACACGTGTTTTAAAAGTCTCACAAAATATATGTATAGGTGCAGAATGCTGTGGTCCTGGGTATGAATATAGTGGCAATGTGTGTGTATTACCAACTCCAGCAGCAGCAGCATAATCAAGGGTATAGGCAATAATATCTGTATCAAGAATATAGCAATAAAATGACAAATATTATACAGGACACTTCTGGTAGTTACCTTACTGCTAATGGTTACAATCCTACTGCTGGTAGTGGTTACACTTCAAACTTTTTTGATGATGTCATTGATCCAAATGGTAAAGTAAAAAATATTGTAGATAATGAAAAAACCCGTTTAGATAATAAAGAAGAGATCATTGATGAACTTTATTTTTCAAAACAACGCAATGATGATTTCGTAAAAAGTGAAACGGATAGAAACAATGCATATTATCGACTCGTTTTGATTATTTTAGGCGTTTTTATTTTGTGCTTTTTGATATATTATCTACAGTCATTTTTCCCATTTATACCTGATTTAGTAATTGAAATACTGTATATAATCGTTATTGCAGGTGGTATCATTTGGTTATTGCTGAAGTATTCCGACATTCAGCGTCGTTCTCGGTTGGACTACAATAAAATCGACTTTGATTATTTACTAAAAGAGAAGAATATAGTAGATACAACTAATAAATCTCTTGTTTCTCGAGGGACCAAAGTTCGGCCGAAAATCGATGAAAATTGTGTAGGTGCAGCATGCTGTCCAAGTGGTAAATTTATAAACAATAGATGTGAATCTTTTGCAACAATGACAACAAACAAATCTATCAAATCTGAATTCTTACCCTATAGTATACTTCCGCAATACTCCGAATCTACATCTACATAATATTATAATGACAACTAATATTGACTTGGCTAAACAGCAAAATGAATATATGAGACGACGTTTTTCTACTAAATATAGTGCTTATAATTACAAAGTGGAACAAACGAGAATACTTCACAATGTAACATATGGTCTAATGTGGGTCTATTTCATTTTAGCAGCATTTTATTTAGGAATATTATTTGTAGGCCCATCGCAACAAAATTACGGAATCTATTACAAAGTGGCGATTTTATTAGTCTTGGTATTGTATCCATTTTTGATAACCCCACTCGAATATTTTGTATTTAGAGCTATTACATTTGTAATCGAAACAATAGTAGGAAATGTATTTACCCGTGATGATCATGAGTATGTAGTGGAACACACATATTTACCCGGGTTCTTTTCTTATTAAGGTGAGGGAACCTAAAGGTTCCCTCATACTCCCTCCGTTCCACGTGAGGGAACCTAAAGGTTCCCTCATACTCCCTCCGTTCCACGTGAGGGAACCTAAAGGTTCCCTCATACTCCCTCCGTTCCACGTAATGTTTATAGGGATGTGGGCGAACGAAGTGAGCCCATATAGGTATCCAACGCAATGTTTTCATGGATGAGGCGAACGAAGTGAGCCCATATAGGTATCCCCTCGTAATGCTTATAAGATGCTTATAGGCGTGGGCTCACTTCGTTCGCCCTCCACGTTTTCAACAAACCATAATAATAATAATTATAGTTTGGTTTTTCAGTATATATTTTTACAGTAGATGAGTATCTATAAACTCTTTCAAATGGCGACCATCACCAATATGCACTTTTGTATCACTCATATTCTTTAGTAAAAATCCATTACTATCAGTATAAAAATGATATATATCAAAAAATACCCATTTTTTCTCCACACATTTTTGTTGTAAACATTGATTAAAATACAGAATATAACTCTTTCGTTCTTCATCACTACCACAGTAAGGATAATGAGGGTCTTCTATTGTGTTATGTTTCTGAGTTGGAGGGACGACATTATAAATACAAACATGCTTCAAGGAAACCTTGCATTGGTCAATATTGGTTTGAATCGCATCTACATAATTGTCTACTATATTTTCAATAATAGATTGATAGGACTTTCCATCCGATACATGTTTATATATATGACATCTACAGTCGATTTCCCCGAAACAAAAAATAATAGAGTCATTTTCTTTAAGATTATTAAAATTACTAATATTACAACGAGCCAATTTTTCTCTTCCAAATGAATAACACAATATAGGTCCCAAGTGATGTTTCACAATAGAATGGTCCCATCCGTTTTCTGAATGGCTATCTCCTACAGTATGAATTGTCATGTTTATTATTATATTTACTATCTACTATCTACTATTTAAATCATTTTTTGTGTGGAATTTATTCAATCATCATCGTCGTCCATATCTGTTGTTGGATCATCTGCATACAATCGGAGTTGTCTTACTCCATCCCATCCAGGGTAAGGATGTTTCTTCAATTCACCAAAACGTTTGGACATGGTATCGTAGACCACTTGGACTTTGTTTCCAGGCTTATCGCCATATTCCTTGATATACCATTCCACAAATAATCGTTGGACAACGGACTTCTGTAATCTCTGGTCAACATTGACTTCACATGCCTCAAAGTGGTCCTCAATGAATGTAGCTACATGGTCCTCTCTTCTACGATAAGCTTGACTATGTTTGCGAATCACATCATTCATAGGCACGACACCCATTTGTTTGCATGTAATTTCAACCAATAGTCCCAACATGACTGGTGCCCATTTACGGAACTTTTCTTGAATCTTAACATCGACTTTATATTGGTATGGTTTATCAGGGTCGTTGTTCACTGGTTTTGTAGTAAAGCAAGATTCAAATGGAACTACATTGATTCTTCTCCAAGTTCCATCATCTCCAGAACGAACGGCCAAGTAATCATTGGCACAAATAATAGCATGTGCCTGTGGAATGAAATGGTCCTCGTCCTTGTATAATCCTCTATATGCAATACGATCACATCCTGATGTAAGTTGTTTCATTGGTCCCTCAGTCAATACAACAGGTTTGCCTGCTTCTGTTGGTTCCAATGTAATGGAAACACGTGCACCTGGTAACTTGGCTAAATCGGGAGTGGCATTTCCTCTACTGGTTCTTGAGCTGGTAAAGAAATTGGCGTCCAGACTTACTGCATAATCTCCAAATAGTAATTCAATGAAGTTAATAAATAAGGATTTACCGTTTGAACCACAACCAATATAATAATGGAGACCTTGGACTTTGTTAGACCAACCAGTTAACATTGCGGCCAAATGGTTCCACATATAATCATATACTTGTTGGTTCGGAAAGAGTTGATGTAAATATAATTCGATTTCTTTGATCGTTTCTGCATCTTTAACTCTATCTACAGGTCTATATTCCCATTGTGTGCATTTGGAAATGTAATCATCTGGACGACCTGGACGAAATTCTTGAGTATTGAAATCGAAAACACCATTTAAAAAGCATATCAAATGTCTATGTTGGTCTAATTTTCTCGTAAATTCAGAATCATAAAACTGTTCTTTTGCTTCACGTAAAACATGATCCTTATCTTTTGAACTACCTAAACGGTCTGCAATTTGACCTACAAAATTAGCCTGTGCCATTGCCAATTGATAATCATCGCTTTCTTGATTGACCGTCCCGTCGTCCTTCTTAATTTGCATTGCACCTTGTAACTTTGAAATACGTTTGTTATGGTATATTTCCCGAAGTTCACTTGAAATGGCTTTTCGTAAGGATGTGCCACTATCGTCTTTCTTCCAATAATGTTCTTCTATTGTATACCATTCGTTCGATTTTATGCTACTGGAAACAAATTTACCTTGATACATCAGATACAATATTTTCGCAATATCGACATCTGTGCTCCCTTTATGTTTACCGTTTGCATTCAATTGTTGAACACTGAGTCCGTGAAACGATTGATCAATAGAATGGTCAATGGAGCGATTGCGAATTTTCAAATATTCTTCTGGGTTCTCGGTTTTACACCAATACATCAAAGAAGCATGTGACACTTTTTCACCTCGTGAAGATATATCTCGATTCCACTTTTCCCAATGGTCACATAATCCATCTACATCAGTGGACCAATCAAATGAACTGGACTTGGCACTAAAATAAAGCCAAATTATGTGCAAATATCGAGAAGTATTATACAAAACCAAACCCACTTTTATCCATTTATTGTAAGACCCTGGACCGTAATAGGATTCAGGTAAACTGTCAATGTATTCGTAGATAGTTTTGAACATATTTTTGCTAATCGGTATATTGTTCAAGAACCCGTCTAAAACAGTAGACAAATCGTCTGGATTACGAATCATCCGTATTGCATCCAATGGAATCTGCCATGTTTCATCTCCGCCAAATGCTAAGTTATTGCCTGTGGTTGGACTACGAGAAGAAGAATGGTTGTTTCTACTGTTTTCTAATTCATTTTGTATTTCCGCACCATAATCAGTTAATAATTCGAATTCCAAAACCGATTTATTTCGAATAAATAGACTTTTGTAATGTTGACTGTAGAAGAGTTTTAGTTCAGATGCATTCTTGGGGTCTGATACTAATGTATTCAAATCGAACGAACCCGTATCATTGTCGAACGATGCATAAAATGCCTTGGTAATCGTATAGAACGTAGGTTCGTCTTCTTTTTTTGAATTCGGCGCAAGCCAACCATTGGCTCCATCAGGAATGGCCTTGTCTACAATGTCTTCGAAACTATTGGTCACTGGTAAGTCGTCCCATTCCTTCTTCAAATAATCGATTACTTTATTACGTAAATGTAGTAGAATATATGGGTCCATTCTTACACAAAACATGAGATGGAATCCGTCTTTGACAATGGTTCCACTATTTCGTGTGACGACACGTGGAGCTGGTTTTTCGAGTAAAACAACTGGAAATTTGTAATCATCATCGAGTTCAAATAATTCAACGTATTGCTGTAGAACGAATTGGATTAACGTATCAATGTGTTTAGTGGTATATTGACGAGTTGTATAATCAGGTGGAAAATGAAGGTCAAAATCAAAGAGGTTGAATCCTTTGTCTTTTTGTTTTGAATTGAGCTGTCGTTCTATAATATTATGCGATTTGTTATGTTTTAGAATATCATTGTAGTAAAGCTTAGTAAACTGGTCATAATCATCCTCTTTTATTGCTAAATTTCTTTTGACATACTTTCCAAATTGTTGGTGTGTAATTTCGGTTGTCTGGTCACCTTTTTCTACTACACACCTATCGATGAATTTGTCGAAATTCATTTTATAGATGGATTGATTATATGATATACAGTATAGATGTTTTTATATTATTTGCAAGTAAGATTTACGGAACTATTTTATTCAATTTTTTCTGCTAAAGAGTCTACTTGGTATTTAGCTAAAAAGGGTTAAATTAAGTCCGCCAGTTTTGTGAAAAATTGAAATCGAGAAATATACTTAAACCGAATTATAAAGTAAACTTAAAAAGTATTTTTATATTGTATAACAATGAGTGCTCAACAAATTCAATTTTGTAAAATCTGTGACAATAAATATTATCATAAATTAACGGAAGATGAAGAAGAACTATTAGTCTACTACTGTAGAGTATGTGGAAATCAAGAGGACAATATAGGTGGGTCATGTGTATTGAATATTCAATACGACAATACGAATACAAATACGAATTATGAACAAATTGTAAATAAATATACGAAATATGATCCTACGTTACCCCATATTCATATACCATGCCCAAATGATGAATGTAAAAGCAATAAAACCAATGCAGTAGAACAAAAAAACAATACGACGGATGCAGTATACATACGATATGACCATGTGAATATGAAGCATTTGTATATGTGCACTGCTTGTGACCATTTATGGAAGACCCACTAAAGTGGGGGAATATATCCCCAAGGGGGATATATCCCCCTACCCCCCTGTTCCACGATGGGAGCCCAAATAGAGAAAATGAGAAAATGAGAAAATGAGAAAATGAGGAAATGAGAAAATGAGAAAATGAGGAAATGAAAAAAAATTGAAAATAAAAAAACAGAAAGAAATAAAAGAATAAACTAATATATAGCTATTTTTTATACAATTACTACCAACGATGTCACCAAAAGAACTTGAAGAAAAGGCCGAAATAAATGACTCTGAATATTCTGATGCAGAGGAATCGGATTATGAAGAAGAAAATGAAGAGGAAAATGAAGAAGATGAAGATAATGAAGAAGACGATGAGGAAGAGGAAGAAGAGGATAATGACGAAGAGGAAGAAGACGAGGAAGATGACGATGGTGATAATGAAGACGATGAATCTACAGCAGAACAATTAACAAAAACAAAAAAGAAGGCCAAAAGAAAACCCAAAATGTCTAAAGAACCTTTGGACGAAGATGAGTTCGACCCAGAAACAGAACCATTATATGACGAAGAAGAAAACTCTGTTTTGAATGAAGAAGATGAAGAAGATGAAGATGACCTCTACCAAAAATTCGAGAACTATTCTGTATTGGAGGATTTAGAGGAAAAACACCCAGAAATTCGAAGTGCCAATATGGATGAAATCAAAGTATTATCTAAAGTCGTGCGTAATGAAGAAGGAATAATAGTAGATCCATTTCATACTACTGCACCCTTTTTGACTAAATACGAGAAGGCAAGAGTAATTGGAACCCGAGCAGAACAAATAGAAAGAGGAGCACCGCCATTTATCAAGGATTTAGATGAAAACATTATACATGGCCGCACGATTGCCATACAAGAATTCGAAAAAAAACTAATACCATTTATTATAGCACGTCCATTACCCAACCAAGGAGTCGAATATTGGAAACTTCAAGATTTAGAAGTGATTTCTTAAGTTATTAACAAAAGCAAACAGTAGAAAATCGTTATTTTTTTACTGTTTAAAAAAAGCAAAAGAATGCTTCTGTTCTTTTCGGACTTAGAGTCTTAGTTCTTCCAGTTCTTACCACAATCTAAACAAGTGATGAAAATAGTAGCAGGTTCATCCGCACTTCGGGTTTGCATCTCATAATAGGTGCATTTTTTCGATTTACATTTACGGCACTGAAACATATCAGTAGATGCCTCTATGTTGGTTGAAAATCGAGAACGGTCTCTTTTGATTTTCATTTCGATTTTGGATTTCCAATGCTCAGGATCGATTTCCTGATGAGTTAAGTGAGTGAGCTGTAGAGGTGATATTTGATTTTGAGCGATTTGTTCTTTAAAGTCTTTATTTTTTTGAATATTATACATGATAGTTTTGAATCGCGCAGCATATATGTCGCAAAATTCAGGATTATTCCATTTTTTAATAATTTGCCTAAAGCTCGCCTCTTGGATTGAATAATTGTAAATTCCTACTTCAATATTTTTCCCCAACTTTTCATTTTCAAAAACTTTAGCAAAATAATTCCCAATATTTTTCCTAAATATGGATGGTTCGGATTGGACAAACAAAGACATATTTTTTCTACAGTTTCTACTGTTTTTCGATTTAAGTTATTGTAGAATGATGTATTTAATCTTTTTTCAATTTTTTCACATTAGTCAAAATAGTCATCTTCTGATAATTCCGATTCATATTCGAACTCTCCATCTTCCTCTTCTTCATCGTCATCTACTACAAAATCATCCTTTTTGTAACCCTGTTTAGTCAATTGTTCTGCTTCGATTTCTTCCTCTTCCTCTTCCTCTTCCTCTTCCTCGTCTTCCTGGTTGGTATCTTCAAATCCACCATATAGATGATCGTATAGTTTCAACCAATCTTCTTTACGCAAATCCATAGGTTCATCGTTATCGGTTTTATGGACTAAAACAATCGCTCCAAAGCACAACTTTGTGTCCATGGGTGGAGGAAATTCGTATTTGTTTTCCATACCAGCGTTACCTCGTAATTTACCAAACATCTTGATTTGACTAAATACTCGGTTGTCCACTTCCACGGATTTCCAAACATGCAATAATTCAAAATCTTTATCTTTTTTGAACCCGGCTTTACTATACAATTTAGCCTCATCGTATTGCTTAAAATTCTTTTCAGTTACTTTTCCGTATTTATCGATTAACACAAAATAAGTCATCGGACAAAGAATAATATAGTTATAAGTATACTACCAGTTGCGTTTAAGTATATTTTGAATAGTATATTTCTATTACTATATGAACAGCCTACTCTATTTTATTTTACAATTATGTTTCTGTATAGCAATTATAATTGGTGGTCATTATACATATGATTATTTACGTGCTCAATACACAAAACCTGTAGAGAAGAATCTATATTATACACAAGTTGAAAAATATCGTAATTTAGTAGTTGAATTGCAACAAGAACAAGAGGACCACAAGAGTATGGAGGAAGACCTGTTTGATTTTGTGGAGGACCTTGGTTGTGGGGGAACCTAAAGGTTCCCCCATACCCCCCTCCGTTCCACGAAATGGCAAATGTAGGAGGTTCCCCCATACCCCCCCTCCGTTCCACGAAATGGCAAATGTAGCGAGGTTCCCCCTCCTGGGCGAGCGAAGCGAGCCCTATACAGGATTTCTACCTATGGGCTCGCTACGCTCGCCCAAGTAAGGAAAAAATTGAAATACTAAACTCAAACACTCATCTTAAAACAACATAAACACTATATTTGATTTTACTGTAGAATATATATACATCATGGCTTCTGGCAAGATAAGTTACTCAAGTAGTGATTCAAATTCGATTGATTCAAATATGACTACTGGGAAAAGTTTGATCAATAAAGAACATTTGAATCGGTTTCCTTCTTTTGTAAAACCTTGCTATGAAAATACACTTCATAATCAAACTATTGATGAAGTGTATGATACTGTAGTGGCAATTCCAAATGGAAAACGTGGCTTCTTATGGTTCACATATGAAAACGAAAACAAAATAGCTTATATTGTAGAATTAGGACGACAGCAAAAACTACAAGATTATGTATTTCGCTTAGACAAATTACAGTTTCCCGATTCATTTGCATTGGGCACCATCCTTTCAGGTTATGTTGTCGATGGCGAAGAAGATTACGAAGGATGTAAATCTTTCATTGCTGATGATATTTTCCAATACAAAGGATATGATTTTGGCAATCCATTTATTTTACCATTCAAAAGGAAATACGAAGCTTTTCGTGATTTCTTTACACAACTCAACTCTCATACTGCATTGGTGCAAGACCAGTTTAGTATTCACAGTATTGTTATGTGGGACTATCAAAATAGTCTTACTGTTCCAGACCACTGGCAACAAAAATGTGGATACAATATACGCCATATACAACTTCGTAGTTCTTCTACTGTTCTTCCTGCCTATAATTACCGACAACCGAAACAAGCATGGAACCAATTGAATTTCGCAGGTATGACATTTGCAGAAGACCAAAAACAAACAACCGCCAGTGTTTGGTCCATTTCGAAAAAACAAATCCCTGGTTGGAACTTTTATTATCGTGGTCCAATATTCCGTTCTACTGTTCACTTTTGGGTGACTGTAGATGTAGGTCATGATTTGTATTACTTATATGACCAAAATATGGCCATTGTTGACCATCCTCTTATTATTGATTTGAAAACCAGTAAATTCATGAATTCTATTTTTCGAAATATTCCCGAAAATACTTGTTTAGATAAAATCGAAGAAAGTGACGACGAAGATGATTTTTATGATTTACGAGAAGATAAATTCGTGGATTTAGGCAAAATGGTCATTATGCGTTGTCGATTTAATATGAAATTCAAAAAATGGATTCCTCTTGAAATGGTCCCCACTAGAGAAGAAAACAAGCAACGTATTCCTATTGTCCAATCTATGTTATACGAAAAAAATGACAGTAGTAGACGTAAAGAAAATGTATCGGTAATACATAATAAAAGAAAATATTATGAGCACAATGACCGCACCAAATATTATGAATCAAGTCGGAATGTTCCATCAAAAAGGCGCTGGAACAAAAAAGAAGAGAGCCAAAAAAGCAGTGGCGAAAAAAGGTTCCAAAAAACAATCGAAGGCGGCCAATACCAAAAAAAAAAGAAAGTCTTCAAAAGGAAATACTAAAGCCAAGAAAGCGAAGAAAACCAAAAAATCAAAATGTCCATGTAATCGACATAAATGTAATGGTATTTTCTGCTTTTTTCGTTAAAAAATATTTTAATTTAATGAATCAAGTTGGATTAAAATGGGACAAAATATATCGATATAAAACGCGGAGCAGGGGGTATGGGGGGATGTATCCCCCCTAAAAGGGATAAACTGATTCAGTGCATTCTTCATCGGAATCGATTTGACTTTTCTTATTTTTTTTACTTCTTGTGCTTTTGACTGTAGGATCAAATGTCACTTTAAACTGTTGTTCATTTGTCATATTCTTATATTCAGATAATTCGACTTGCTTTATTATATATTGCGATTTACGATAAAAGGTCTTTCGTTTTCGCCACTGATTTTGAAACACATCGTGACTATCTACTACATCTACTATAATTTTACCTGCTCCTTCTGTTCGTAATATACGTCCTACACTTTGTATTATATCCGTCTTCGGAGATACCATCACCAATGTATTTAGCGTTTTTATATCCAATGCCTCGGCTGCCATTGCATATGTTGCCAAGACAATATGTTTCGATTCACTTTCCACCAGTAAAGACTGTTTCATTCCTCCCACATATTGTCCACATGTAGCAAACCCTTTTTCTTTGATGCTTTTCTCCAAGTAGTCCAATAAATCCCGCTTATGTGACAATACCATGATTTGCTTTTCATCATTTTCTTTTACTAAATCTTCCAATATTTTTACCAAAAATCGTTGTCGTGGTGGGAAGCCACTAATTTTACTTACCATTGTGCTGTATTTGATCTTGCCTCGGAAATCAAACTCTTCGGTGCAGTAACTTTCATGTTGATGGTCATACATAATCGCACGCACTTCTACTGTAGAACTCTCTTTACGCTCTTCGTGATATATTTTCGGTCCAATAAACATGTATAATATATCAGTCAATCCATCCTTTCTATCTACAGTAGCAGATATACCCAGCATATAGGGTGTGCTGATTTTGAACAATGTTTTGGAAAACTCTTCCGAACCTATACGATGAACTTCATCTATTATAGTCAGTCCAAATGAACTGAACGTATTGGACGGATATTCTGCTTTATACATAGTTTGGATCATCCCAATTACAATATCTTTATTGTCAATGTCAAATGTCGATGCTTGGATTTTACCGACTCTGGCCGATGGAACGAAATCCCGGATCCTTTCTATCCATTGATTCATCAAGAATTCTTTGTGGACCAAAATGAGAGTCTTCTTTTGCAATACACTCGAAATATTCAATGCCATGATTGTATTATGGGTTACCGTAAAATCACCCAACACAAATCGACGATTTCCATCAATTTCGAATCCATAATATTTATCCTCTTCTAATGGTGTTATGGTAAAACGGTAAAACAAGTTACTCAATATTTTCTTACGGTATGTTGCCGCATTTGGACTATTTTCAACTGGAATTGACGATATAGGTGTTCCATACAAGGAACATCCGTTGATGTTTTTTTCTATATTACAAAAGCGTTTAGCACTAATACCTAGAGACCTGGCCACAAAGATTACATCATCTATGAAGTCCGTATTGGTATGGGTAATAATAAACCGGTTTGCTTTTAAACATGCACATTCCGATTCTACTATGCCCGCCAAAAGATTTAGGCGATTTTCTCGAGAATTGATTTTATATATAAATGGGATTCTTCTGGGGAGTTCATCATCCATATCATAAGGAGCAGAACAAATCGGATTGTCTATCATGGAACCGTGAGGAATATCCAGCATTGACCGGGGAGAAAAGATAGGACTCATTTTGTCACTTTTTTTCCCAAGCATTATGCCCATATCATATGGATCAATAGGAATATGTTGTTCTTGTTCGAAATCGACTGCAACACGATAGCCGTAGAAATCATTTTGTATTTTTTCTGGTAGCTTTAGAAATTGGGAAATACTTATATCTACTGTTTGTGTTTTGTTTTCGTTGCCCATATAGTTACGATATTGTAGTGACAAAATATGACTTTCATTTGCAATGTAGCTTTCGTCGTCTTCTAATGATGTTATTTTATACATTTTTTCACGCCCACGGGCCAATGACAATACTTCACGGGGTGAACTGTCATCACCCATCAACTTATCTCCTACCATTACATGTTGGACCTTTTTGATTGTTCCATCATGCATCAGTATAGGTGTATTGATTCCCAGACATTTTCCCCGCCCACATGGCACTTCTAATATAGCACCACCAGAACCTGATTTTACATGGTCAAAATAGACACCTACTATGTGCTTTTGATAATCACGTAGTTCATTGGCAAAGGGTGTATGAATCGTGTCACCAGATGGGATTTTATTCATGATTTCAGTAGAAGACTCATATTTCGGTAATCCGTAAAATCGAGGAACATAGAGTTTCTTTTCGTTTTCACGGAATACTAATACAGGTTTATCTTCTACTGCTGTCATCATCACATGATTCTTTTTGGGGGTCAGTGTTAGTTCTTCCTTTATTTTGGCGACTTCTTCTTTGGAAATCGAAGATTTTGGAATCACTAAACCACGATGATTAATATACATGCTACTTTGATATTCGTTTTTTAATTCTCTACTGTTAACAAAAAAGTTTCGTTTGTATAGTTTTTCCTATACAAACGAAATCTACTTTCAATTTTTTTTTAGAAATTTATACACATATACGATAATATGGGGTTTCCAATGATGTTGGACTATTTCGGATGAATTTACACACTTGTCCTGGTCGTAGACAGATTGCCTGTGCTTGTGGATCAAATCGTGATATTTCCGGCATGTCTTTTACTGTTGTTACATTATATTTCTTTTTGAAGTCTTCAACCTCTGACGGCTCCAATATACTTACCTTGGGGACCAAACTATGTTCCAATATATTGAATTGCAAACGTTTTATATTGTAGACAATAATGAACTTCTTACTGTTGTTATACCATTGTGTTATGGATTGAACTAATGAATCATTGGGTTCACCATCGTAAACAATGAAAAGGCAATCATCATCGCCTAATGTATCACTAAATTCATATAAATCATCCACCATAGTTCTCAATAATTGGTCATTCAACGCATTATTGATATGGTATTTGATATAGGTTTTCTGGGTTGGTTCTTTTTTATCTTCTACCATTTTATCCGTCAGTAACATGTCCAATTGGTCATTTTGATACATCGCATCTACTTCGTTGAATGTAAATCCACTGTAGTCCGAAATATCATAGCCATATGTAGATTCCAAAATGGATAAGATATTCAAACGGGATTTGTATATTTGAACAATTTTATTGTGAGCACTCATTGTATGTATAGTATATGAATAGATACAATTCCTTCTATATTAATATTTTAATTTCAATTTTTTTGTAACCCCTTGTCTCATATTGGGCCAGTAGGGCCTCTTATGGGTTTTTCTTGATAATAAGATGGTTGAAATCAATGGGAGGGGCAATTGTAGAAGATGGTGGAGTCACTTCTTCTATATTGTCATCTTGTGTGGGTTGTTGGATTATATTCGGGTTCGGGTTTATAAAATCGTCCTCCGTATTACTTTGTTTATCTGCAATAGACATATCATTACCATGATTAAAGACCTTGATTACTGGGTTGAAATTGATATTGGGTTGTTCAGTTGCATTCGTGTATGGCTGTTGCTGCTGTTCTTCGATTGTATCATATATCGATGGGGGTGGTGGATAATCGGGTTCTACTGCTCCCATCATCGGGTTTGCAAACATGGGATTGTTCGAATAAATGTCTTCTGGAGAGACCACACGAATGGAATCACGTAAAGATAAATTGTTGTCTAAATCATTTGTAGAAATGGTGTATTGATTTTGGCCAATGTCACTAATCGTCCAAATGCGATCTGGTTTATCGGGACAGTTTCGGAGCAATACTTCGGAATTCAATGGATAATATGGGAAAGGTGTCTCTTGATGTCGATATTCTTCTACTGCATTTCCACCACCTTGTTGGTCTGATCGTTGATTATTTTCCAATATCCAAATGGTCTTACCTGTTTTTTCATTGTAAACGTAATACCGACCTGGATATTTACTGGACTCGCGTAATACTTCATTTTCAAATAATTCCACTTCTGGCTTTGGAGGAGACATACTTGGTGTTGAAGGACCGACTGGTTGTTTTTCAACGGATGTATCTGTATCTATTGGTGCAGTAGAATTGGTATCTTCTGTTGCAATATTTTCTTCATCATTTTCATTCTCATTCTCATCATCTTCTACTGCTGGTTTTTGTAAGAGTTCTTTAATATCTTCACTGTCCAAACGTTTTTCTTTATTCATTTTATTTTTAGGACGGAGCTTTTCCATAATGACTTGTATATCTGCATGTTCATCTTTAGTTAGTAATTTCAAGTTATGAGAGAAATTCATATTATGGATTTGATTAACATTGTCTTCTGTAATAATACGCATTTGCACCTGTATTGCTTGCAATTCCTGCATTAATAACTTCATTGCATAAGGAACATTCACTATACTGAAACTACGGCCATATTTACTCATTTGTCTCACTTCCATTTGTCCATTTTGATGTAAAGACCCACCATATTGAATTGGTCCATCGGCCGCAGGACTTAACATCAAGTCACGATTTGGATTGTAGATAGATACCATTCCTGTATTGTTGCATACGGCCAATTGATACGAATCCGCTCTTTCCATCATGGATTCTTGTAGAAAATGTGACATTCCATGCGATATTACTGCATCACGTTCCATTTCTCCTATACGTAAACCTCCATCATTTGCACGACCACTTACTGGTTGGCGTGTCAGTTTGGTAATGGGACCTCGTGCGCGATAGTTGATTTTATCCTTGACCATATGTTTCAAACGCATGTAATAGGTTGGACCAATGAAAATAGAAGCTTCGATTTGTTTGCCATTCATACCATTGTATAGAATCTCATCGCCCGATGAATGAAATTTCTGCTTGGCTAATAATTCACCAAATGCGGCGATTTTGTTTTTATTGTCACTAAATGCAGTGCAATCACCGAATGCTCCTTTCATGGCACATGCTTTTCCAATAATCGATTCTACCATTTGTCCAATGGTCATTCGAGATGGCAATGCATGAGGGTTGATGATCATATCTGGTCGAACACCATCTTTAGTAAATGGCATATTGGCCTCTGGTATAACCATACCGATGGTTCCTTTTTGTCCAGCACGAGATGCGAATTTATCACCCATGGCTGGTATACGCTCATGGCGAATACGCACTTTTGCAATTCGTTGTCCCTCTTCACCCTCTGTCATAAACACCTTGTCTACATATCCCATTTGACCTTTTTTAGGCAGTATGGATGCGTCTCTCAAATTCCCCTTATCATCTACTGTTTCTGTTTGACCAATCAATACCATTTTATCATGAACTTCCGTATTTTCTTGAATCAATCCATTGTCATCTAAATAACTGTAGTCGAAATCAGGGTCGATTCTTCGGGCAGAAACATTATCCGTAAACATGACTTTCGAAAAGGTTTTCTCTCGTATAACAACTTGATGTTTGGTTTCCTTTTCTTCATGACTACTGTAGGTATTGAAATAGGTCGTGCGAAATAAACCACGTTGAAGTGCAGCCTCGTTGATTAATATTGCATCTTCTACGTTGTATCCAGTATAACACATGATGGCCACCATTGCATTTTCACCGTATGGACTTTCTTCATTGTTAATGTATTCCAAGTAACGTGATTTCACCAAGGGAATCTGACCTTGATTTATTATGAGTGCACTTTTATCCATACGCAATTGGTAATTCGAACTGTAGAGAGAACAGGCTTGTTTACTTTGGCCACATGAAAACGAATTACGCGATGCTGGATTATGTTCTATGAAATTAATCATATTGCACATCATACCGTAGGTAGTAGATGGATGCAATTCACAGTGAGTATGTTTCATCAAACTGGACGCAATCTCACGATTATGCATTGCAATCAAAGTTCCCTCGGTTTCTTGAGTGTCCAAATATTCCATCAAGGCTTTATTGGTTTGGATTTCCGATTTGTCTAAATCGTAGAGTTGGTTCCATTCATAAAAGTCGTTTTTGTATGGATTGAAATTGGCGACCTTCTTTGGATGAAATCCAGATACAATAGAAGTCCATAGGTTCTTATTTTTATTGTCATATAAAAAGGATGAAATTTTATTCCATTGTTGGCTATTTTGGAAAATGAATTCATGTGTCATTTCATCTTTGTAAAAAATAGGTCTGCATAGACGCCCACCATCTGTAGAAAGTAATATACTTCTACGGGCGTAATCCATCATAACACTAATCGTAATCGGAATCAAACCATGTCTACGGTGTAACTTTACAGTATTCACAAATGTATGAGGGTCTGCAATTCCACCTATCCAGTGGCCATTGATAAATACTTTTGTGAATTTTCCCATACGGATTGGATTGGACTGTTGGAGAGAAACCAAGGGTGTGTGTTTTTTCAACCATTGAATCAAAGGTTCTCGAGACAAAGATGTTGTAATGTGAGTGAAAAGTGACAAATGTTTGTGTAAACCAACATTGCCACCATCTGGGGTATCAATGGGATCAATTATACCCCATTGAGAACCATGCAATACACGAGGTGCTACTATTTTCATACTGGAATCCATTGGTAAATTTGTCTTTCGCAAATGGTTTAACATGCTATTGTGAGAGAGACGATTTAAGTCCTGTAACACACCTACTATTTTCGTATGACTATGGGCACCCCAATTTCCCTTGAAGGCTTTTCGAATACCTTCTTCTACAATTCTCTTTTGGAAAATATCATCAAATCGTTCATGCAGTAGAACACCTATGTCCCGATATGCCTTTTCATTGTATACCCGAATGGTTTCGATTTGTAAATGGATATACTTTAGTTGTAGTTGATAATAATCCGACATTAGATTCTTCAATAAAGGACCAATTAACGTGACACGTTTATACTTATAACTATCACGGTCAGTTGGAGGTTCGATTCCTACTGCCACCGATAATAACCGATTGGTCAAGTATCCTAAATAATATGCCTTTTCTAAAGTGTTTTCTTCTCCAATGTGCGGTAAGAAAAAATCAGCCAATATGTGTTTGGCACGCCATTCAGAACGACTTTTTACAGCAAGAGAAATATAATAAATGGCTTCTTCTTGTGTGACGATCGAGGCAGCATCGTGAATGCAAGCATCCAAATAAGGTAAAAAAGATGGATGGGTTCGTTCGGGTTGAGCCAAAGTGCAAAACGAAATAATGTCTTTATCGGTCAATACACCCAAGGCCCGAAATACGATGAAAAGTGGAATCGGAATTTCACCCATATTGGGAATGTATACACCAATATTCAAATTTGGGGATTCAGTAGTAGGTGCTATGATACGAATCGAGAGAGTTCTTCTTGGTTTGGAAATGTTTTCACTAATGGATTTCATGTCCAATGAATACAAAAATTTATCATCCGTTGATTTGGATACATTTACCATGTTGTCTCCAAATGACTCTTGGGGGACGATGGCCTTTTCTTTTCCGTCAATAATGAAATAACCACCAATGTCGTTTTTGCATTCTCCTAAAGCATAACGCATAAGTCGCGGTGTATTGTTCAGTATACATAAATTCGATTGGACCATCACTGGAAATTTACCCAAGTATACTTTTTCCAGAACCATCTTTACGGTTTGAACATTATTTAAAATACTTTTACTGGCACTTTCTCTCAATTTAGCCATTTCAGAAGGAGTTATGTTAGCTGTCAAAGAAGAACCATCTGCTACATTTTCATCCTCGTCTTTTGTATTGGACGTCAATACAATGTATCCATTTTCGTCTACTTCAGTAGGAGCTTCATTTTCCTGTAAAGTGCGGGTATATTCGACTTCAATATCATAATGAATTGTGACTGCATATGTCATATCTCGTAAACGGGCTTCATTGGGAAACATATAATGACTATTATCGGGGTCAAATATGACAGGTTTTCCAAAATAGACACGTTTCCCATCTTTCCCACCGAAATACAAATGGCAATTTGTCTGGAATTCTCTCGTATTTTTATCCATACCTAATCGAACTGTAAGAGGACTCATGTCTCGCATAATTTGGAAAATATCATGTTCTATGAATTGATTGTAAGAATCGATGTGATGTCTTACTAAAGCCTGTGGATTCTCTTTGAAATATACATCAATTAATTTCCATACAGTGGATTCCTCCATTGTTTCTTTATTGTATGACTATAGTAGTAAAACATATTTAATCTTTTTTCTCTCGATAAAATAAATCATAAGTATATATAGTTTTTTTAATTCGAGACAACAAAATAGAAAAGATGGATTCGTTAATGAAGTATTTATTTGGACCTTTAGAAAAGTCATATTACTGCAATTTCTTTCTTGTCATTAGTATTTTTATGTTTGTATTTTTCATTGGAACAGTATGTATGGTTCTTTACAGTTTTACTCAGCGTCGTGGAACAATATTTTTCATCAATTCATTAATAGCAATGTGTTTATATTTTCTACTGTATTTCCAATCCAGATTGATGTATTCGGTTTGTTTAGGTTCTTTGGATGATGATGAAGAAAAGAAAATTCAAAACATTTAGAGAGAAAATGGGGATAGTGGAGAACATTTGGTAACGTGATAAATGATAGAATTTTTGGTGAACCTTTGGTTGCAAGAATTGCATACTACTTGTTTCTTGAAGAATGGATCTTTGTCAATATGATAAAGTAAAGTCTTTTTTGGCATATGGTGCCGCATGTAATGAATCATCATGGATGATTTTTGTTTGAACTTTTGTTCACAACCACCGCTAATACATGGGAACCCCTTTTCGTTATGATGATTTTTCATGTGTTGTTGCAATTGTGACTTTACTGGAAACGTTTCCTTACAATGTTTGCACTCGTAAAGCGCTGTTTCATTATGCTTAATGGATTGGTGCATGCACATGGTGCTATGTTTGTGGCAATAATAATCGCATTTTTTACAGTAATAAGTATGTTTACTACTGTAGTTATAAATAATGTAATATTTGTCTTCGATTTTGGATTTTCTCCCCTGACATTCATCATCGTCGTCGTCATCGTCATCATGGTCGTGTTCATTATCAGACTGATTGTTACTGTAACAAGCGTCATAGCTTTCTGATTCAGACTCGCTACTGCTTTCGAAAAGGTGTTGGTCGTAAATAAAAGCATTCATGTTTTTTAGAAAATGGCTAAATGTTTTTGGAAAATCAAAATGAAAATGGAAAACTTTAGGAAAAACTTTTTTGAGAGAAATATGGCTAAATGATTTTTGAAATCAAAAGATGAATTGTAGAAAAATTAGAAAATGAAAAACTTTAGGAAAAACTTTTTTAGATAAATGAAAAAAGGAAAATGCCTAAACTCTTTTGAGAGAACAGAAGAGGGAGACTAGGAACTTTAGGGATGTTATACCCAAGAAATAACATCATTACATCCCCTAAGTCGGGGGATCCTAAAACAGCTTTCGAGGGTCCATTCAATTCGTCCGGGGGGGGGGGA